AGGTCTCGTGAGCTTCTATTGCCCTCGCCTCGGTCGACACACCCGAGCCCGTCACGATCGACACGTACACGCGGCCTCGTGACTTGACGATGAGCAGCGACGCTTCGCCGACGAAGAGCCCCTCCTCGATTGCCGCAATGACGATCATCGCTCCCTCCCGTCCGGCATGGGCGGTTGATACCACTCGCCCGTTCGCACCCAATGGTCATCGCGGGGCTGCATGCCCTCGGTGCTCAGAACGATGCAACGGCGCTTCTCGCAGCGTTCGCACTGAACGTAGGCGTGTAGACCCGTGTCTCTCACGACGCGCATACGGTGCAGCCCAATGCGGCACAGCACCCTTTGAAGTCGGCTCATTGCTGCGCCCTCACGATTTGGTCGAACCAGGTTTGACCACGCGGCACCATGAAGGCCCCCGCGGCATCCCACCTGATTGATTTCGCGTCGGTGACCCCGGCGATGATGCCGTCTTCGTCGACGGGAAACACGTACTCGTTCCAGCGCGCCCCATCGACTCGCAGCACGAGCACGAAGGCATGCCCACCAAACGCGGCTGTCATTTGCAGGCACCACCGCTGATGATCGCTGAGTTGCGAGAACGGAAAGCGGTCTGTGTCCTCGCAGCGCTTTGCGTCGAAGCCGACGAACCGCCCGTCAGCAAGCATGCCCGCGAAGTCGGCATAGACGGCCGCCGACTTTCGCGCGAGGTAGTTGCGGCCCTCGCGATACTTAACCTGCATCGGATCTGGCACCTTGAACACGAACGCGAGCCCCTGTTGCATCAGGAACGCGTTGGTCTCGTCGACCTGACGCTCGTACGCTTTGCCAGCCCTGGCTCCTCGCCCGCTCATATACACTCCGTGAAGCATCGAACCACCGACCGAAACGGCCTGATCACGTCGAAGAACTCGTTATCAACTTCCGCAAGCGGCAGAAGGCCCCACCGCTGCGACGCGGCATAGAGCCTTTCCACGTGGCTCATCAGCGCGCGTAGATCAGCCGCCTGGTCGCCCGTCGTCGGCCACAGGCCCACGCGCTTACCTGACGTGATCTCGTCGAGCTGCCAGCACCACTCGATCACGCCCGGTGTCTTGCAGACCCCCCAGCGCCCCAGCGCCCAGCCAGAGCGCAGGAATGCGGGGTCACGCGCCATCAGTTCGGCGAACTCGGCACGGAAGGGCCCGAGCCGCCAAGTGGCATCTACCCACGGGGCGGGCGAGGGCTCGGGCTCGACCCCTACGCCGAAGAGCGTTCCCTGCATCATGACCACTGCTCCCGCGCGGCTTGGTCGACCGCTTCGAGCAGGCCCGCAAACGTGGCAAGGTCGTTGACGTTGCCGGGCTGGTAGATCCGCAACCCGTCACACGTTGCCTCGAGCCCTTGGGCCCCCTGGCTTCGTTCGTCGGTGTGGAAGACCCGCACCACCCCGAACCCGTATCGCGCAATGCGCTTCTCAGCCGAGGCAAGGGTCTTCGGTATCCCCGCGAATTCCAGCTCGTTCGGCCAGTAGCCGTTGAGCATCGCGCCACCCTTCACGTCGAAGGCAACGATGATGTAGGGGCGTTCGGGGCTCACGACGATCGGCGCATCGCCGCCGTACACGCGCTGCACCTTTCCGATCCGCGAGCGCTGGCCCTCTTCGAGCACGGCCCATGAGGAGGCACCCTTGGGCACGCGGCATGGGTTCGACTCCCACGACGGGCTCGGCAAGGCCCGCACGCGATCGCCAGGTTGGAAGGGGCAGCGGATCACGGCGCCACCCACAGGTAGCCGCCGCACCGCCCCTCACAAGGCACCCAGCCCGTTGCGCCCGCGCGGGGCTGAGGCTTGATGCACTTGCAGGGTCTTCGGCTGCGTTTGGCGCAGTCGCCGCACGTTCCGCGCTTCTCCTCATCGCTCAGCAACGGCTCGCCGCACGACTCGCACGGCACCGCGTAGCCGCCTGTATGTAGTGGGTTCATCACGTTCTCCGTTCCAGCCCGTCATTGGGCTTTCGAAAGTTGTACCTTGTGGCCGTCAACAAGTCAAAACAAGGTGCCCTGACCAGCTCGTTCGACGTCTGCACGTTCTGACTTTGCCACCCCGTACTCCTGCCAATGGGCAATGCGAGCCTTCGCAAGCTCGACGTATTCAGGGTTGATCTCGATGCCGACGACCTCATCCCAGCCCGCGAGCAGCCCGCCGATCATTTCGGATCCGCTGCCCGAGAACGGCACGAGCAGGCGCCGCGGCTTTCCATCAGCGCGCGGAGGCGGCAGGAGCATTGCGGCGTGGTACCGACACAGATCAATCGGCTTGACCGCGGGGTGCACGTTCGCGCGCGCACCGTCTTTGCGAAGGTGCGGGGTATTCTTGGGTGTCGACCGCCCGTCGTTCCAGTGCCCCTTTCTGAACCCATCGAGCCCGGCCTCTCGTTCGGCGGGGCTCGCCTTGGGTGAGTAGAAGCACCGCGACGCGCCGCCACTGTCGGCGTAGGTGTCATGGGCTACAACGGCGGGCTGCCCCCCGTTGTAGCCCATGCCGTTCGCCCGATGGGTTCCCGCGGCCATGTAGCCCGACGAAAGCTCGCCCGTCTGTTCGTCGAGTAGGCGCGCGGCGCCCTCATCGAGCGTGATATTGGACGGCCAGCGGCCACCCGCGGCCACCTCTCCCAGCTCAACCCGCCCGGCGTTGATGTTGATGCCCGCGACGCCATGCTTGATTGCGTTCTGCGCGAACGAGCCATCACGCGGCGCCATGGCGGTGCAGATCGGCTCGTAGGCTGGCTTGAGCGCCGAGCCGTACCCATCGAAAGCGCGCGCCAGCTCGGTAGCCGGAGCTGTCTCTGTGATGCCATTCCACCCGCCGCCGTAGTCACCGCTCTGGTAGCCCTCGCCGCCAGCGCGCCCGGTGCCAGGCACGCGGCGAATGATCTCGCGCTCAGACCCAAGCTCACGGTCGATGCTCTTCGAAATGTCGTGGCTCTTCGGGAACCCCTGAATGTAGAGCCACAGCTCCATATCTCGGATCTCCCAGCCCCCAAGCTCGATCGCGGTAGCCAGGTGATGGTAGGTGCGCGGGCCGCCAAACGCCTTGAGGCTCGCGCCGGGGCGCACGCTTGATCGCACGAGGCGCCAGACGTCAGGCCCCGGCACCTCGTGGTCCCAGCCCTTCGCCATGAAGCTCCAGCCGTACGGCGGATCACTGAAGGCCGCGTCGCAGACGTCGATGTTTCCAAGCACGTCTGCGACGTCACCCACGTAGATCCGCGCGCGCTCGTTCACGTCGACGGTTTGAAACGTTCCCATTACGGTGCCGGGACCGCATGCAGCCAGCCCGACGCATCATTGTGCGCAGCGAAGAGCCTGCGAACCAGGGCCTCCACACGAGCGCCCAGCGGCACTTTGGGGTCAGGCTCAACACCGAGATCGAGAACTGCCAGCCCGCGGGCCCTGGCTTCGGCTACTTCACCGTCCGCGCCCTTCGACTCGCCCGCAAGCCTGATGACGCCATGGCAGCGCCGAAGTATCTGCAGGTCGAGGTCGATCCAAAACTGGTAGGGGTGCGGCGCGATCAAGTCCCACAGGTGGAACACGTGCGGCACGAACGGGAAGCCACCCGCCGCGATCACGAACTCGGCGAGAGCTACGGCGTTTCGTAGCCCGGCTGACGGATCGCTCGAATACGGGCCCGCGATGAACAACAAGGGCGACGCCTCGGCGTTGTGAGCAATCGTGAGTCGCAGGTCTTCACTTGCACGCGCCGCGCGATGCCCTTCGCCATGAAGTCGCCAGCGCGACACTTCGCAAAGGGTTTCGAACCGGCCCTTGAGGGTGATGGGCGTGAGCAGCTCGCAATCATCGGCGCTCGCGCGCGTCGCAGGCCACCCGCTTGGGTACACGCTCAGATGGCTCTCGTCACAAGCCAGAGACCACTCTTCCTTTGTGGGCTTGTGGAACACGACATCGCCCGCCAGAAACCTGCGTCGCTCGCTCATGGTGCCCCCGCTAGTTGGTGGGTGACCCAGCTCACCTGGTCGTGCTCGAATTGGGCGCGTAGTGCCTCCCAGTCGACGGCGGTCATACTCCCTCCGGTTGTGCTTCAGGCGTGTGCCGCCCTTCTGCGGCATACGCGTCCAGCGCGACCGCGACGGCCTCACGCAGGATCTGGTCTCGCTTGGCGGCGGCGTCGGCGGCGTAGGCGTCGGCGGCGTAGGCGTCGAAGGCGTAGGCGTCGAAGGCGGCGTAGGCGGCGGCGGCGTCGGCGGCGTAGGCGTCGGCGGCGGCGGCGTCGGCGGCGGCGGCGAAGGCGGCGGCGTAGGCGGCGGCGGCGAAGGCGGCGAAGGAGGCGGCGGCGGCGGCGTAGGCGTCGGCGAAGGCGCCGCCGCCGCCGCCGCCGTCGGCGTAGGCGGCGGCGCTATATAAAGCGCGCCCGGCTTGCTGCGCAGCCAGGCGCGCAGCCTCCAGATCCTCCGCAGCTCTGCAGGCGGCCGCTTCTTTGGTCAGTCCGCGCTCGTCGAGCAACAGGGGCAGCACCCGCCGGACGGTGCCGAGAGCGATGGCGCGGGCCCATGGGAGCCGGTCTGCCCCCGCCGTCCCGATCTGTGCCAGGGCGACAGGCCACAGTGCATCCGCGCGGACGGCCTCGGACGACCACTTTGCGTCGTTGATGCGGATCGCCCACCGGCGGTCCGGCTCGGCGACACACGACGGCATGTCCGTGAGCCCCTCGCCGCACGCGAGGGCTATCGCCCCCTCGATGCAGGTCTGAGACTCGGTGCCCAGTCCACCGACGAGGCCGGCGTCGAAGAGCGTGCGGAGACGCTCAAAATTGACGGCTGGTGCTGTCACGCTCCCTCCATTTCGTATTGTGCGACGCGCGCCGCAGCGGTTTTCGAGCGGCTCTGATCCGCGCGCCCATAGGTCTTCGCCGCATGGATCGCGATCTGGGTGTCGATGTAGCGCGCAGGTGGCGCCCACGTGCGGTTTTCGATGCGCTTCTCGCCGTGAACGATGGCGCTTGCCCACGGCTCTCTGATGCTCAGGGCGTTCACTTGCACCCCATGTTGTCGAGCTGCGTCAAAATGCGTTGCAGGTCGCTCTTGAAGTGCCCGAGCCTGCTCCTCGCGTGCTCAAGCTCCTTGTCGCCCTTGAGCACGGTCGCGACTGCCCTACCAAGGGCAAAGGGATCGTGGTCGGCGATCGTGCTGCGCCCGTCTTCGAGTTGTCGCGACCAACCCGACAGAAGCGTGATGCCCGAAGCCGCTTCGAACGCGTCGACGCGCTCGCGTAACTGATCGTACGCACTCTGTAGCCTTTTGTGGTCGCCGCCAACCGAGTTCTTGCCGATCTCGATTCCCTTGCTCAAGCCCTCCTTGCGAGCCGCCTCGCAGGCCAGGTTGAGGGCCGCTTCTGGCAGCTCGTGCCGGCAGTATTGGCGCATGAGGGCCGCGACAAACCCGCGATTCACCTCGGCTGGCTCGAGCTGGGGTGCCGGTACTTCGCGGCGCAACGATTCGCCGTAGGGCTGTATCAGGCCCCACGTCTTTGGCAACTCAGCCGCATCGACGATGCCGCGCACGCCCGCGACGATCCACCATCGATCGCAATACTTCTGCACGGGCGCCGACTTGTTGACTTGTTTCAGCTCCTTGAGGCAGTCGGCGCGACTGACTTTGATTTCGAACCCTTCGATTTCGAGCCCGCGCGAAGGCCAGAGGCCGATGACGATCGCGTCAGCCGTCCTCGTCCTGCCCGTGCCTGTGGTGTCGGGCACGCTAGGCAGCACGGCATAGGCTTGCTCCGGGTACATGGCGCGAAGGGCCTCGAACACCGCGGCCTCTGTCTTGTATTCGACGGTCATTCACTGCACCAATGCAACGTGCTCGGCTGGCACCGAGCGGGTCATCACGAACCCGTCGCGTTCGATTCGCACGACGAGCTTTTGAGGGTTCAGCGGATCTACGCCGAGCACCTCACAGGGCGTTCCGGGCTCGTAGCTGTACGAGGGTTTCTCGAACGTCTTGCGGACGGGCCCGTACTCGGTGAGAACGTGCGTCATCAGTCGGGTGGCCTTCGAAGGTCGGTAACGGCAACGATGATCTGGCCGCGTTTTGGGAGCGTGCTTTCGTCGAGCTGCACCACGGCGCTGCCCTGGTCGTCGAAAACGAGCACCGTACAGCCGCGGCCGCAGAACGTCGCCCGCCCGCGGACGGTAGGGCGCCAGAGCGGGTCGTGCCCGAACGGCTGCCCCTTACAGCTCGGGCACAACACCATCACGCCCCCATCATCACCCTTCAGGGGTAGAACTCGCCGCCGTGCCGCTCCCTCAACAGGCATCGCCAGCACCACGCCCTCATCGCAGCACAGCGCGCAGGAGGGTGTGGTGCCATCGTAGATTTCGGCGCGGTAGATACCCACCGACTTCGGCGCCTCGATCGCAATCGAGCCCGCGAGCCCGCCCGAGCGGTGGCCTTCGTAGTACACCTTCACGACGCCGTTGCGTGTCGTCAGCACGATGCAGCCGCCAGGGTTTCGGTCGAGTACGAGCGGCACTCACGACTCCTTGAGCTTTTCAAAAATCATCTTCTTGCGATCGGGCTGCGACATTTGCGACAGCTTTTGAGCCATACTTGCGAGCTTGTCTGCTGGAATATCGGCGAACTCGGCGCACCCGTCGAACTGCGCCGGGAGCCAGCGCTCGATGAACTCGTTTGCCTTCGCCTTGCCAACGACCTTTACGAGGTCGCGAAGCCGCACGCGCAGCGCTTCGATGGGTGGCAGGGCCTCGGGTGGCGCCGCGCTCTTGGGTTGAGTCTGGGCAGGCGCACCGGCGGGCATCATGCTGTCAGGCAGCCGCGGATCCTCGAGCCAGCGTTTGTGCCTCAGCTTCCCGCTCTGTTCGTACGCCTCGCACTTGTACCAGCTCGACGGCGCATCGTAGAGGTATCGGCCAATACCCCACTTCACCGCGGCCCGCTTGAAAGCGCCGCTCAGCCCGCCTTTCACGGGCTCAACGTCGGTGTTCTCGGAGCCGTCGTACTTCGTCACCCATTCGCCGTCGACGCGAATCGCGAGGCCGCACAAGACGCCACCGCTTGGCCCGGTGACGAACTCGTCTCGCCAGTTGGCGGGCCCGACCACCGCATCGAGTCGATCCATAATCGCCCTCGCCGTGACGTAGCACAGCGCCAACGAAACGTGGCCCTCGCCCTGTGTCGCTTTGCGTACGACCTTCGGCAGCCATTCGAGTTCACTCGCCTCGAAGGGCGCAGCCAGTTCAGAAAAGTTGTAGGAGTTGCTGTCGTTCATCGTCTCGCTCCATCGAGGCCGGTTCGTTCGTCTGTGCCTATAGTGTTAGGCATGGGTGACCTCCGTCGTCAACAGGTTTTTGAGCTTCGCGAGTTTTTCACAGGGCGTTGGTTCCGAAAACCGATTACAGACCCGCTAGTTCCGCTGCGCAAACCACAGGCTACGAATTCGATCTGGGGACAACGCCTGTTTTCTGGGGAAAACCACCCCTTGCCTGGGGACAAGTCTGGGGACAACTGCCCTCGCGCGCGCTCCTTATAGGATCAAAGACTACTACTACTACTTTCGCGAGCCCGGTTGACGGTGCCTATCGAGGTAGGCAAGATGCGGCATGGTCGACACGAAAGACATCGCTGCGGGCTACGATCGAGTCGCTTACATTTACGACGAGCACTTTGCGACGCCGCAGTCTCAGGCCCAGGACCGCGAGGTCATCGACGCTGTGTGCGCTAGGTTCGGGGCAATGCTTCGAACCTGCGACGTGCTCGACGTCGGGTGCGGAACGGGGTGGGCGATCGATGCCTTCGACATTGCGCCGGCCCGCTACGTGGGCGTTGACGTGAGCGCTGGCATGGTCAGTCGAGCGCGCTTGAAGTTCGGGGCCCACTCGTTCGCGGTTGGATCGCTCGAGATCGCAACGCTGCTCGCCAAACGCGATCTCGTGCTGTGCATGTGGGGCGTACTCAATCACGTGCCAGACGAAGACGAGCACGAGCCCGAGCCGTACTACCTCGACAACGCCGTTTCGCAGCTCGCGCGCGCAGGGCGCCACGTGGTCGCACTGGTGGCCTGTGAGCCGGAATCGTTCCTGGTCTCCATGGGCTTCGAGGCGCACGACGAGGCCTGTCTTGGAAGGGCGTTCAACGCCTGTTTCGCCGAATACCATATCGCTCGCCTTCGCCTTGCCCCGCGCTGGGCTCTGTGCTTCGGCTCCCACTGACGCTGGCCCGTTGGGGTATATCTTGAGTGCGCAATGCCAAGGCTCGTAACGGGGCGCAACGTGTTCGACGAGGCACTCGCGCGCCTTTGCGATCTCATGGGCGAAGGCCATCGCCTCGTGTGTGCGTTCTCGGGCGGCAAAGACTCCACGATCGTTCTCGAGCTGTCGTTGCTCGCGGCTCAGCTCACAGGGTACGGGCCTCTCGATGTCGTCATGCGCGACGACGAGATCATGTACCCCGGCACCTTCGAGTACGCCGAGCGCGTAGCAGCTCGCGACGAGGTGCGATTTCACTGGCTCGTGATGGGGCAGCCCTGCACGAACGTCTACAACCGTGAGAGCCCGTACTGGTGGGTCTTCGACGAACGCCTCGAACCATCGGCCTGGGTCCGCGAGCCCCCGACGTGGGCAACCTGGCTGCGGCACGAGAACTCGATCGATCGGATGGTCGTACCCGAGCGATTCCCGCCGCCGCCCGAGCGCGACTTGTTCAGCGTGATGGGCCTTCGCGGCTCCGAGAGTCGCGCGCGGCTTTGTTCGATCTTCAACGCGAAGGGCGCAGCCACGAAGCCGAACAAGTACGGGGTTCGAAACTTTCGCCCGATCTACGATTTCGAGGATAGCGACGTGTGGCGCGCGATCGCCGAGAACAAGTGGGATTACAACCGATGCTATGACGTCTTCGCCCGCATGGGAATTCGCCGTGATAAGCTTCGCGTTGCGCCGCCGCTCATGAAAGCCGACCTGCTCTTGCCGATCGCCGCGAAGGCGTGGCCGCAGTGGTTCGAACGCGTCGCGCGACGCTGCCCAGGCGCGCGGACGGGGGCGCAGTTCGGCAAGCTTGCCTCTCAGCCCGTCCGCCGCCTCGGCGAGACGTGGCGCGAATGCTTCCAACGCGTTTGCATCGACGAGGCACCCGCGTGGGTCGCCGAGCGCGCGCGCGTCATGGGCGCGGCCGTCATCAAGCGCCACTCGAACCATGCTGCCCACCCCTTGCCTGACGTGAAGCCGTGCACGAGCTGCTCTGGCGCAACAGGTAGCTGGAAAAAGCTTTGCTTCGCCATGTACGACGGCGACCCCTTCGCCTCCAAGAGCGCAGGAATCATCAAGTACGTAGAGCCCGAGTTTTTTCGGCAGGGTGCGGGCACGTGGAACGGTGCGCCCGCGTGGTGACGTACTCGATTCAGCACGCGCCATGGGTGCCCGAGCGGCGGGCCATCGTCGCCGATCTCGCCAGGGTCACGGGCGCTCGGATCGTGCAAGACGTCGCGCGCGAGGGCGCATGGGCCACCAATCGCAAGGCGTGGTCGTGGGGGCTCACAACGGGCTCGACACACCATTGCGTGCTCCAAGACGACATCGGCCTATGCGCCGACTTCAAAGCCACTGTCGAGGCCCTGGTCGCCGTCAGGCCCGCCGACCCGATCTGGCTGTTCACCCAGCGGAGCCAGCCAGACCCATTCAACCGGCCGGTGTGCCACTGGTTGCGAATTCGCGACCCGTTGGCCGCCCTCGGCGTCGTAATGCCTGTGCGTCTCGTACGCTCGTTCCTCGCGTGGGTTTCGGAGGTTCCATCGGCGTACATTGGGCCTCACAACGACGACGTGCGTTGGCGGCTGTTCCTCGGGCGTTGTCGCATCGAGGCATGGGCCACCGTTCCGAGCGTGGTTGAGCACCTCCAGCCCTCGGCGAGTTTCTGCGGCAACTCGAACGGTGGTCGTGTCGCGCGCAAGTTCATCGGCTCCGACGTCTCGGGCCTGTCGGTAGACTGGTCGGTCTACGAAGAGGCGCCGACCGTTGGATCGTTCGACTGGCGCAGTTACGCCGTGCGTTGTGGGCTCCCACAAGCGTGGGTTGATTGGCAGGAAACGCGGACCGTTGTGTTACGTCGTTGACATCGAGCGAGGTCGGCGCCTACGTTGTTAGGCGAGGTCGAGGCGTGGCTGTTCGTGCTCAGGGGCCGGCGCAAGTCGGCAGAGACGACCTTCAAAAAACGTGGCGATGCACGAGTAGGACGCCTGACGATGGCGTGACGGCCCGGAGAGACGGGCATCTAGCGGGATAGAGCAGACTGGTAGCTCGACGGCCTCATAAGCCGTAGGTCGGCGGTTCAAATCCGCCTCCCGCTACTACCGAGGTGCAGGCAGTGGCCAGACGCAAGAAGGGTCAGAAGCAAGTCGAGGCGCTCGCGAACAAGCTCGAGCGCCTCGCAATCGAGTACGTGCCGATCGATTCGATCGAGCCCAACGAGTACAACCCGAACCGCCAATCAGAACGAGATTTTGAGCTTCTGCTCAAGTCGATGCGCGACGACGGGTTTACCCAGCCCGTCATCGTGCACCGGCCCACGCGCCGCATCGTCGACGGGGAGCACAGGTGGCGCGCCGCCGCAGAGCTTGGGTACCCGGAGCTACCCGTGGTGTTCGTCGACATGACGCCCGAGCAAATGCGGGTGTCGACATTGCGCCACAATCGCGCCAGGGGCTCCGAAGACATCGAGCTTACTGCTCAGCTCCTTCGCGACCTTCGTGAGCTTGGGGCCCTCGACTTCGCGCAAGACGCGCTGTTGATGGACGACGTTGAGCTGCAGCGCATGCTCGACGACATACCCGTACCCGAGATGCTCATGGGCGAAGAGTTCAACGACGCCTGGGAGCCCGAGTCGGCTGAGGCCGCCACCATGCGACTCGGAGACGATGCCGAGGTCGGCTTGAATCGCGACGTCGACGTGAGCGATCACGCGTCGTCGAAGCTTCGAGAAATGGAAAAGAAAATCTCGAAGGCGAAGTCAGAGGAAGAGAAAGCCGCGATCAAGCGCGACACGAACGTGTTCCGTCTGGTGCTCGTGCTCGACGGCCCGGAGGCTGAGGTCGTCAAGGAGATACTCGGCGACGAGCGAGCCGCGGCCCTGATCGCCCTGTGCCGAGCCGAGAAGGCTCGCCGCGACGAGGCCGCCGCGTGACATACGGCGAGGTCATCGATCGGGTGCTCGCGCAAGCGCCCGAGGTTCGGTGTTGCAAACACGCCGTGATCGCAGCCGAGCGCGCGAGTGCCTCGCCAGCCGCACCCGCGTTCCGGCTCATCATCAAGAACAACTGCCCCCATTGCCCGCGTGTCGTCGTCAACGTCGACGTAGACACCGCGGCTCACACGGTGCAGGTCAGGGGGCGGTAAGTGTCGCTGTTCACGATCGACCCCAACCTGAAGCCCTGGGAGCGGCAGAAGCGCGAAAGCTCGCAAGCATGGGCGGCGTTCGTCGGGTACCGAGACATGAAGGGCAACCGCTCGTGCCGGGCACTTGCCGAAAGCCTCGGCAAGTCGGCAAGCCTTCTCATGCGGTGGTCGGCAAATCATTTCTGGGTACATCGGTGCGAGGCATGGGATCGCTACCAAGACAGCCTGAAGCGTCAACACGCCATCGAAGAGATCCTGAAAATGAGCGAGCGGCACGCGCAGGCAGCGCAAGCCGTTCAACAGGTGCTCGCGCTCGTGCCTACCGCGATCGTGCTGAAAATGCGCGACGACAGGGAGGCGGTCATCAACGAGCTGCAAAGCCGGCCGATCGTTGACCTGCTCTCGCTCATGATGCGCGGCTCGCGCATGTTTGACGTCGCCGTCCGTATTGAGCGCCAGGCCCGCGGCGTCGAGTCTGTCGACGATGACGAGACGAACGCGGCCGACGCGGCCGACGAGCATGAGCTGATGCAGAAGCTCCTTGCCGATAAGGAATCGCGCCGCGTCCTCAAAGAGATTCAGACGAGGATACGCGCCGCCACTGGCGAGTAGCCAATGATCGGCGCCCCGGCCGTCATTCGCGAGAGCTGGCGGTTTGGCCTCGCGAGCTTCGCTGAGCACGTATCGGAGGGCGCCTGGCACGCGTGGGCGATGCACACCCACATTGCCGAAGTCCTCGAAGATGCGGTCTTGGGAGGCAACGGGCGCGTGATCCTCAACGTTCCGCCGCGCCACGGCAAAAGCGAGCTTGGCTCCGTCTGGCTGCCTACGTGGTTCCTCGACTGGTTTCCGCAAAAGCGCGTCGTTTCCGCGTCGTATGGGTCGACCCTGTCTGCGGAGTTCGGGCTCAAGGTGCGCGACACCTTCGAGAACTCCGACAAGCTCAAGCACAAGCTCCGAAAAGATCTCAGGGGCGCCGCGAACTTCCGCACGACGCAGGGCGGCGGGATGTTCTGCACGGGCGTAGGTGCCGGGCTGAGCGGGAAGGGCGCCGACCTCCTCGTAGTCGACGACCCCATCAAAGATTGGGAGACGGCGTACAGCCCGCGCTACATCGAGAGGACCAACAACTGGTGGGATTCGGTCGCGCAAACCCGCATTGAGCCTGGCGGCTCGATCGTCGTGATCATGACCCGCTGGGTCGAAGACGATCTCACCGGCTACATCGAGAAAAAGGCCGACTACCCCGATTGGAACCACATTCGCATTCCGGCCGTTGCTGAGATCGACGACGTGCTTTCGCGCGCGCTCGGCAGCGCTCTTGTGCCCGAGCGCTACGACGCCGCAGCGCTCGCCAAGATCCGCGTGGCTGTCGGCGAGCGCGTTTGGGCGGGGTTGTACCAACAGCGCCCGAGCGCGAAAGAGGGCCAGCTCTTCAAGCGGCCGTGGTTTGCAAATCGGTACGAGGAGCTACCCGCCGACATCGACCAGTGGATCATATCGGTCGACGCGGCCCTGACTGACTCGGCTACGAGCGCGCGCAACTCGATCGTCGTGCTCGCGCGAAAGGGCGCCAAGCTGTACGTCGCCGACCTGCACGCGTTCAAGGGCGAGCTTACCGACCTGCTCGAGCGGTTCAAATTCGTCTCGGAGCGCTACCCTGACGCCACCGTCAAACTTGTTGAGAAGGCAGCCAACGGCTACGGTCTGCTAAACCTGCTAGAAGGCAAGGTGCCAGGGCTGACGCCGTACGAGCCCCGCACCTCGAAGTATTTGCGAGCGCAGGTTTCCAGTACGGCTTTCGAGTCGGGTAACGTTTTGCTTCCCGAGCGCGCACCATGGCTGCACGACTTCATCGAGGAGCACGTCGCGTTCCCCAATGCGACGTTCAAAGACATCGTAGACAGCTTCAGCCAGGCCGTGATCTACATCAACGAGCATTCGGCGTGGAACTGGTGGGAGTAGCATGAGCATCTTCGAAAGCTTCTTGAGCCTGTTCCGCCGCGATGTCGTGACGGCTGAGTTTGTCGAGGTCGAGCCCGGCGCATTCGAGCTGCGCTCCGACTCCCGCGGCGGCGGGCTGATCAACCTCATCAGCGGGCTCGGAACGGGCGCCGACAAGTCGATGCACGACACGCTCTCCCGTCCGCCTGACCTCGCGCGTGAGCAGCTCGACATTCTGTACGAGTTCAACGTGTACGCCGCGCGCATCGTCGACGAGGTGGTCGAGAGCGCGTTTGCGCTCGGTGCCGAGTTCGGCGGGCTCGACGAGCCGGCGCTCATGGACGAAGAGTTCAAGCGCCTCGACCTGTGGTCGGCGATGCAGAGCGCAGCCACATGGGGCCGACTCTACGGCGGCGGTGCCGTCTTGCTCGGTATCGACGACGGGCAGCCGATGAACGAGCCCGTCGACGTGACGAAGATCAAACGCGTCAAGTGGGCCCTCGATTGCGATCGGTGGGCGCTCGAGCCGAACCAGATCGACCAGACGCCGGGCCCGAACTTCGGCAAGCCCCTGACCTATTGGGTGCACCCAGAAGAGTTCGGCGTGCTCGCAGTCGACATCGAAGAGTTCGACGGGGGCATCGTACCTGAGATCCACCACACCCGTATGCTTCGGTTCGACGGGCGCTCGCTTACGAAGCGTCGGCGCCAGGTGCTCAACTACTGGAGCCAGAGCGTGCTCCAGCGCGTGTTCGACGAGGTAATGGACTTCAAGGCGGTGAACCGCTCGATCGCGCATATCGTGCACGAGTTCGAAATGGCGATCATGAAGATCAAGGGCCTCAAGGAGATGGCCCACGCCCCGGACGGGTTGACCCAGCTCACAACCAGACTGGCCGCCGTCAACCTGAGTAAGTCGATGACCGGCATGACGGTGATCGACGCCGACAAAGAAGACTTCGCGCGCGTGGCCGCCTCGGTGACGGGGCTTGAAGCGCTCTACGATCGCCTGGCGCAGTCGCTCGCGGGCGCGGCGGAAATGCCTCTGTCGCGGCTGTTCGGAACGCCACCGGGCGGGCTGAGCACCGACGACGCAGGCGGGCGAAAGCTCTGGGAGTCGCGCGTATCAGCGTTCTGCGAAAACCTGCTCTTGCCTAACCTCGAGAGGGTGGCGCTGTATCTGTTGCTCGCGACAGAAGGGCCGTTCGGCTCCGCGCCCGACGCGTGGAGCATTTCGTTCCCGTCCACCGACAAGCCAGATCCGGTTGCCGAGGCAACGCGCGAAAAGACGATCATCGACGGCATTGCGATCTTGTACGACCGCGGCATCGTCAGCGCAGAAGAGGGCCGGCAGGCGCTCTACGGCGGGCCAGAGGTGCGACGTGTCGAACTGCTCGACGATGTAGCGCCAGCCGACAGCGCAGCGGCAGCCGAGGCAGAAGCCATGGCGGGCGATCTCGGCCTCCAGGCTGAACAGGCAGCCCCAGAAGCGCCCGGAGTCGAAACCACGGGCGAGCCCAAGGCCACACCCGTGGAGCCCGCCAGCGGCGAGCAGGCTGCGCCGACAGACGTGCAGAAGTCGGCTCTGAACGGTGCGCAGGTTCAGGCCATGGCCGAACTCGTGATGAACGTCGCAGATGGCCTCATGCCTCCAGAGGCCGCGCTCATCATTTTGGTGAATGCGTTTCAGCTCTCACAGGCCGAGGCCCGCAAAATCATCGACGAGGCGGTCGCGTTCGCGAGCGAAAAGCCAGCACCCGCAGCCTTCGCGGGGCCCGCTGTTCCGCCTCAAGCCAAGGTCGATGCGAGCGGTGACCCCAAGAAGGTCCGCGCCGCGCGCCGCATGATTCAGACGTTGATCGAGAGCGGGCGTATGAAGGCGCCCCAGGACTGCAAGTGCGCCGATTGCGGCGGGAAGGCTTCGCAGTACGACCATACCCGAGGCTACGACCAGCCACGATCCGTTGAAGCCGTGTGCGCGTCGTGCCACAACGTGCGGACGGCGCGACGAGCAAAGAAAGACGGGCTCGACGCATTACGGGGCGACCCCTACGCCTCGATCGAGGAATTGCCGAGCATCGAGATCGGCGGGAAGCCCCTGCGCGGCATGGCCGAGAAGGCGCAGCGCAAATGGCTGGCCGTGTTCAACGCCACCTACGCGACGACGACGGGCCCTGACGACAGAAAGGAAGCCGAGGCGCTCAAGGCCGCGAACGCCGCGATCCGATGAAACCCTTGCTCACCCAGCCCTCGCCAGCGTTCGACGACCCAGGCGACAGCCGCTCCGATGCCCCGCCCCGCCGCATCAGGCCGCCGCGATTCGATTCGATCGCGCGCGACTACCGGCGCAAGCTCCGGCTGCAGATCGCCGTCATCGCGCGAGTGCTTGGGCCACTGGTCGCCCTGGCTGGCCGCGAGACGCAAGACCCCCTCGGCGTTGCCATGGCGTTGCACGTCGACGGCGCGGGCGATTCCAAGGAGGCACTGCGCCGCCTGGCCGCAGCTCGCATCGTGATCGACGAAAAGTACTCCGTCAGCGTTCTGTCGCCGATCGTGCAAGACGTCGCCGTACGAGCCAACGCTCTGCACGAGAAGGGGTGGGAGCGTCAGGCGCGCGCCCTTCGTTTCGAGCTGCCCAAGTCGTCAGAGCCATGGCTCGAGCGCACCCTCGACAACTTCGTGGTCGACAACGTGAGCCGCATCAAGTCGATTCACGGCGCGTATCTCGATGACGTGAGCCGCATCATTCAAGACGGCTACCTCCGCGGGAACCTCGACAACAAGACGCTGAGCGAGGCGCTACGGCATCGCACGGGCATTTCAGAGCGCCGAGCCGACTTCATCGCGCGCGACCAGCTCGCGAGCCTCAACGGGCAGCTCACAGGGGAGCGCCAGAAGTCAGCCGGGGTCACGCGCTACATCTGGCGCAACATGCAAGACGAGCGCGTTGTGGGTGCCCCTGGTGGCCTGTACGAGCCCACAGACGGGCACGGCGATCATTGGGAACGAGAGGGGAGGGTGTACGACTGGAACAGTCCGCCCGACGACGGGCACCCCGGAGAAGCGTTCAACTGCCTTCCGGGCGACTCACAGGTCAATGGCTGTGGAATCGCAGAAGTGCTGTACCGCCGTTGGTACGACGGTGAATTGACCGAGCTTGTTACGGAGGGTGGCAAAACGCTTCGTGCGACACCGAATCACCCTGTATTGACTTCCGATGGTTGGCGGCCCATCGGGGAGGTTCAGGTCGGCGAGAATCTGATCGAAGGAGTCGGTAAGAGCGTCGAGTTCTCGGAACATGATATAGACCGCCGACAGCCCACGTTCAGCGAGGTATTCGAGTCGTTTTCTCAGGCTCTTCCGCTTGTGCGGGTAGCCGGGAGAGCGATGCAGTTCCACGGCGACGGCACCAATCAAAAAGTCGATGTTGTACGCCTCAACGGCTGCCTGTCGCACGAAACACACGCCGCTGCTTTCCAGGAATTCTGCGAACTCTTCCTCTCCCACGCCGATGCGACATGCCCCGATGACCTCCTGTCTGGCCCGTGCTCTTTTCAGGCTTTGTTGTCGAGGTTGTTTGACGCCCCGGAGAGACTCATTCGCGGGGCGAGCAAGCTCCTTGCGATCTTCGGGCGTCAGTCGCTTCATTCTCTCGATCATCGCCGCGCTACGGCATCGAATCTCGATGCCACTTTCCTCGAGTCTTCGCCGAATCACCGCGCGAGCTACGCCATGCTCTTCGGCGATCGCCTTTTCGCTGACGCCGCTGATGTAGCTGGCAAGAATGGCCTCGGTGTCGAGATCCTTGCGATTGTGCGTGGGGCGGCGCTTGCCTGTCGTCGTGTCGATGCCGCGCTCTCGAAGGTGGATAGAGAGGTTGTCGGGATGGCAACCAAGACGAGCCGCGATGTCTTTGAGCGTGCAGCCCTGGGCGTGAAGTTGTTGCGCGTCATCGAGAAGCGAAGGAGTGAATTTTCGGGCCATGTATTCAACCTTCAAACTGCGGAAGGGCTCTACATAGCCGATAATTTCGTTATTCACAATTGCCGGTGTTACGCCGAGCCCGTCTTCGAGGAAGTCGAGGCGGGCTAGTCGTCTAGCCCTGCGTCGAATTTCGCTAGCCGCGCGCGCAACTCCGCGATCTCGCGCCTTAGATCCGCGATCTCGCATCGGGCCGCGTCAAGTTCCTGTCGCACCTCACAAGCTTCGCAGCGTCGAGCCGTATCGCTCGGGGTGGGGTGCGCCGCGTCGCAATCGGGGCAGAACCAAGACATCAGACGTTGCGAAAACGAATGGTGAAGTCGAAGTAGCGATCGACAAGCTGGGCCCAAGGGCGGTTGCCGTAGGCATTCCAAGCATTCTCGGCAGCGCGACGCTCCGAGTAGTACAGCGTCGTGACGCGGCGCCCGTCGCACGTGCGCTTGTTGGAGGTCTCGTCGGCGATCGTCAGTGCGTAGCGGTCTTTCATGGGGTGCTCTCCTTTCGGGCCCGGTCATCGGGCCTCACGCTCAGAAGGTAACACTCTCAATTGTGGTTGTCAACAAGTGAGAGGTCGGAACCCGGATCAGTAGTAGCACAGCGCGTCTCGTTCGTCCTGCGTCAGCCAGGGGCGCCGTTCAGCGAAGCGGCGCAGGCGGGGCCTGTAGTCCGTCCGCTGGTTCGTGCCGCGGCCCTGCATGTACGTCGTGGTATCGAAGAATTGGCCGCCGCCGAATGGTTCGAACGCGCCATGTTTCGACTTCGACGTGTCGCCCGTCTTCGTCGACCCACGCGTGCGCGCAATACAGGTCCTTTCCGACCTTCATCGTTGTCGTTGCCATTTCAATACCCCGGCTTGTTCTTGACGATGCGGAAGAGATAGCCAGGCGGTGCAGCCGTCAGCTCCGACGCCTCGCACCGCTTGCCCTCTCTGTCGATGTACCGACGACACCGATACATCGGAACCCACCCGTCGAGGAGCATGCGCTCGATCCACTGCTCGCGCCCTGTGAGCTTGCGCTTCTTGCGCCCGAGCTGATTGATGTAGTGCTGGGCTTGCGCTTCGGGAGTCGAGCCCGTCGACTTCGCGCACGTCGTGTAGAACACCCCACGGGTGGGGTTTCTGGTTTGCCTCATGATCATGCCGTGCTCGGCAAGTGCAGCCGTTGTCGTCGCCATGGTTCAGCCCTCGAAGAGAATGGGAAATTGATCGGCGAGCTGTCGGGCCTCGACAACCGCGGGGCTCAGATCCTTTTCCGGGCGCGTTGCGCGGCGGGTCTGGCTCTCGGCGATGACGTCGACGCGCGAAGCCCACTCGCGGCGTTGAGCTTCGCGCACGCGCGCGGCCTGCTCCTCGAGCTTGCGGCTGTACTCGTCAACGCGCGCTTGCCACGCCTCTCGGCTCTCGCCCGCTGCGGGCTCCTCGGAAACGGCGCACGCGGCGGCGATGCGGTTGCGGATCTTGAATGCGTTGCTCATGATGCTCTCCTTGGTGGGGCCCGTCATGGGGCCGACTCTCAACACCCTAACAACCTCCATTGTTGGAGTCAACAAGCGAAGGGGCAAAAAGATGGCAGACGAAAGAACGCAATGGGATCGCGAGGTCGGGCACTGGCTTGGCTTCTTTACCCACGCGCACCTCCCTGAGCACCTCGCCGCGGTTTCGCGGCCCTTCTGTGAGCTGGCGCACCGGATGGTCGAGACGCTACCCGTCAACCCGTCGTTGGTGAAGGCGCTGGAGCACCTCATGGAAGCAAAGGACGCCGCGGTCCGCGCGCTGCTCGCGCCGAAGTGAGCCAGCCGCTCGACACCGAACACAGGCTTGAGATCGCCGAGTTGCTCGATCCGCTGTGGCGCCGCGACGAGCTAGACCCGAACCTGGAATGGATCATCGACTGCCTCCAGGTGGCCGATTGGCTTGGGTCGGCGTCGATCTGGGTTTACGGGCGCTCGCAGGGTGTTCGCCAGCTCACGGGGTTTCTGCGCCGCGCGGCCGAGGTGGCTATCGGCCCGATCCGCGTCCACCACGAAGGCGGTACGAAGTCGCTCGCGAAAGCGGAGAAGGCGTACCGCTGCGGGCTGCACCTTTGCAGGGTGGAGGCCCTGGCGCTCGACCCCGACGAGCAGGGCGCGTTGCTCCTCAACACCCCGAGGTTCGGTCGTGACTACCCGTTGCGATGGGTCGAGTTCTCGAAGGGCGATGAGTTCGCGTATGCGACAGGGTACGACATCGCCCTGCATCGCGACCGACAGAGGTACCAGAGCCTTGAGTATCGCGACCGACAGAGGTACCAGAGCCTTGAGTCGATGATCCGGTCCCGCGGCCTCCTATCCTACCTGTGCCTACCTCGGCACGAAGGCACCTCCATTCGACTACCGCGACCTACAGACGGCGACACCAACCTACACCGTGGGTGTGCGTCGCAGGGTCGGCTACGTTTGCCTACATAGGAGCACCCGAAACCACAACCGCTCACTTTGTGGTCGCCCGACACGCCATCGACCACCCCCACCTACACGCTCGCACACGCACACACACGGCGCACCGATCGCGCGCGCGCCTCCGACCAGCCACCCGATCGGCGCGCGGACCAGTGAGCCCAGATCGCGGTACTGAACACCGCGCCTATTTCGATAGGCCCTGAGAACGATTCTACGGGCCGCTCGCGCTTGTTGGAACCAACATGAGCGCTGGTATTGGGGCATGGCGATCTTCGCCTCTCCGTCGGTCGCCATCGGAGCCCCGCATTCTGTGCGGGTTTGCGAGATCGGGTATAGGCGCTCCCCCGCATTCGACTTTGGGCGACCTCGGAAAGTGGCGTGGTTACTGGCGGGGAGCCCTGTCAAATCCGGGGTACTGCGTTTGCGTGGCTTTCTATGCGGGGCTCGGGTGGCACGACAAACTATTTTTCCCACTGAACACGTGTGCACCACTGAACAGCGCCTTTCGGGCAATCTGCCGCCGCGAAACGCGCCCGAAGAAATATTGTTGACTCCAACAATCGAGGTCTGTTAGCGTGGTGGAAGTCGGCCCCATGACGGGGCCCACCACAAGGAGAACACAATGACGAACCTTACCGACATCACGAATCTTACTGACGAGCAGATCGACCGCTTGCTGAACCACAAGCGCATTCTGGAGCTGGCCGCCGAAAGCAAGCGACTGTGGAAGCTCTACCTCCGCGCCATTGACCTCGGGCGAGAGGCCATCGCGGCCAGCGCCCTGGAGCGGTACGACGCAGTTGAGGCCGAGTACCTGAAAATCGCCTGAAACAATTGTTGACTCCAACAATCGCAGTCTGTAGATTCATGACCAAGACGCCCCATGAGGGGCCAACCTTCGGAGAACGAAAATGCCTACCTGCTCGACCTGCCAAGTCACCGCTACCGACGACGACCAGATCGCGAACGTGTTCGGCTATCGCCACTACCTGAACGGCACCGTGAAGGTGTGGGGGCAGTGCAAGGCATGCCGCGACCTCGACAACGCGACGCGCACGATTCGTCGCGAAGCGGAGGCGCTCACGTTCGGGGTCGAGATCGAGACCTACGGGCTCACGCGTCGCCAGGCCGCTACGGTGGTAGCGGAGGCGCTCGGAACGAACCGGGTTGAGTTTCAGGGCACCTATTACGACGTGTGGGCCGCCATCGACAGCGAGGGGCGCGCGTGGAAGGTGATGAGCGACGCGAGCATTCAGGCACCGATCGGCGAGGGCGCCGAGATCGTGACCCCGCCGCTTCGCTTCGACGAGATCGAGACGCTGCAGACCGTCGTTCGCGCGCTTCGCATGGCTGGCGCGCGCACCAACGAAAGCTGCGGAATGCACGTGCATGTAGGCGCGGCGGGGCTCGACGCGAAAGCGCTCGTTCGACTCGTCAAAAACATGAAGGCGACCGAAGACCTCGCGTTCCGCGCCTTCGCGGTCGCCGACCGTCGCGCCAATTCGTGGTGCAAGAAGGTTGACGGTGAATTCGTCGCCAGGCTCGACGCAGAAACGCCCGACCACGACGGGGTCGCTCGTGCTTGGTACTGCGCCTCTCAGTGGCACGGTGAGGCGCGCTTTCATTACAGTCACACCCGATACCGCGCGCTCAACCTGCATAACCTGTGGTACCGCAATGGCAACGCTCGCAATTCGTAGGCACTGCAACCCTCGAAGGGTACGAGCTGGCGTTTGTCGGGGACTCCGCGACGTGGGGCGGTGGGGTCGCAACCGTGCGCCGCGTGGCCAACGGGGTCGTTGCGGGCGTCGTGTGGCGTAACGTCGACTTCGAGGCGATGGATCGATACGAGGGCCACCCCTACGCCTACCAGCGGATCGGAGTCGACGTGCAGCTCGACCACGACCGGCTCGGCTGGGTGCAGGGCGACCCCTTTCTCAACCTTCGGTGCGAGACCTACATCAAGGTCAGTGACACGTACGACGCCCTACCGACCAGGCGGTACGTGGAGGCGCTCGTGCGGGGTTACGAGGCGTTCGATATGGGCGAGGCCGCGGAGGCGCTCAGCGTCGCGCACGCTGGCTCTGACAGGCTGTTCGTTTACGGCTCCCTCATGCACGGGCTCGGCAATCACCGCCACCTCAAAGGCGCGACGTGGGTTGGGCCTGCACTCACAAGCCCGAGCTTCGACCTCTTCGATCTGGGGGCGTTCCCGGCGTTGGTCGAGGGCGGTGCGCGCCAGGTGTTCGGCGAAGTGTACGAAGTCACGCCCGAGCAGCTCGAGCTGATCGATCAGCTCGAGGGGCACCCGACGTTCTACCGCCGCCGCGCGATCGATCTCGGCGAGCACAAGGCGCATATGTACGTACTCGATCGAGCACGTGCCGAGAGCATGGGGCAACCCATCAACGCAAGCGAGGCGCAGATCATCGACTGGTCGCGCTACATCAAAGGGAGGTGAGGCATGGTCACGATCACAGAAGTCGACGGCGAGCTGCGGTGCGCGTCGCCGTACAGCGCGAAGTTCGTGAAGCGCGTTCGCAATTTCGGCCGATGGAATGCCGGGCTCGGGGTCTGGGTGTTCGACCCCAAGCACGCGGCGCGGCTACGTAAGGCGTGCATCGCGATCTACGGCACAGACGGCGACAACGCGCCCGTCATGGTCACGGTTCGGATCGACTTCAGCGACAGCATGACGCGCTCCCGCGCGACGTCGGAGAGCCACCTCGTGGCTGGCAACGCCACGCTCGCGCACCGCGGGCAGCGAGACTGGATCGTGCGTCTCGACGATGGCGTTGCGTGCGTCGAGGGCGAGTTTCCAGCCCGCGGGGGTAGCGCCAGGTACCCCGCAGTATTCGACACGCAGCAAAACGTCGACGTGTGGCCCGTGCTCGAAGTCGATCTCCCGATCGTGATGGCGCAGTCGGTCGTTGAGCACCTCGGCACCGCTGCCACGATTCTCGATGATGTCGAGGAGCCCGCGGAGGCGGTGGCCGGGCTTGAGCGCGCGATCGCGTACGCGGTGGCCTCCGGGTTGCCCAAGGAGCGGATCGTAGAAGTGATGACGCTCCAGCTCGGTAGTTTGTTGACAACCACAAAGTAGGTCTGTAGCGTGATGAGCGTGGGCCCGATGACCGGGCCGCGAAGGAGAACGAAGATGGAGATTCCCAAAGACATTCGTGCCCTGGCGATGGACGCCTTCGAGGCGCAATCACTAATTCGCTCGGTGGCTCGGCTTTCCGAGCCGGCCTCGGATCTGCTCGCCGAGGTCGCCGTCAAGGCCGAGGTGCAGATTCAGAGCTGGGCGCTCGGGCGCTTCGAGTGCCCGATCTGCGGCGATGACAGCTCGATGGGCCCCTGTCGGGCCTGCGCGTACTACGGGTGGGAGGCGCAGCACGTGATCGAGCTGGTCGTCACCTCGCCCGCGCCTTCGATGATCTGCAAGGCGCCCGTTGGCATGGACCAGAATTTCGGCGATGCCGACCTTCCGTTCTGAGGAGCCAGCCATGAAGCTCAAAACGATCATCACGCCCAAAGGGGCACCGTACAGCGCCCGAGCCAATCAGGGCGCATGGGTTCAGCTCGCGGAGCCCCCCGTGGCTGACGAGAAGGCGCTCAGGGGCGCGACGTACACGCCCGTGTATCGGGGCGGGTGCACCGTCGCGATGGTGTACGAGGAATGGACGAGCGATTACTACCGCGACCAGTGGCACGGCATCGACGTGACGCTCGATGCGCACGCCTCGGGCGGGCTCGTGCTCGACTGCAACGTGACGTATCGCGATCTCCATCGCACCGCGGTTCGCTACACCGAGTGGCTTCGCGGCGATGATGCGATCGAGCGCGCGAAGGCCATCACCGAAAGCTGGCTCGACAGCGTTCACGAAGGCCCTGCGAAAGCCTGGCGCGAAAGCCGCAAGTCGTGTGTCGTCGTGGTGTCGTCGTGAAGACCTATATCCCCTACGGCGGAAAGGCGCCGCACGTCGCCACAAGCGAGACGAGCGAGGCCGCGGCCAGCTCGATCAGCTCCGCGCGCCCGACCCTGCAAGACGCAGTGCGGACCTACATCAAGAGCTGCGGCACCTTCGGCGCAACGGATCAACAGATCGAGAACGCCCTGGAGCTGCGTCACCAGACAGCCTCACCGCGACGCAGGGAGCTTGTGCTGCTCGGTGAGGTGGTAGACTCCGGCCAGACCCGCAAAACCGATTCTGGGCGTAATGCCGTCGTCTGGGTGTGGGTGGAGCCGGGGCGCCAGGTGGCGATCGACTTCGGCGCAAAGACGGCGGTCGACGTCATACGCTCGAAGCTCAAGGCGAGACTCAACGATTGCGAGGAGGAAGCCCTTCGGAAAATCTGGGCCTTCCTGAACGAACTGCAAGACCGCCAGCACGACACAACAACCCAAGGCTAACCCAATGTGGCAAGATGCACTGCAATCACGACTCCGAACGCTGCGCGAGGTGCGGGGGCTCAAGCAAACCGACTTGAGCCAGGCGACCGGAATTCAATCGGCCGACATCAGCCGATACGAGACCGGATCGTTCGTGCCGACGCTCGGCAACCTGTACCGGCTCGCCGATGGCCTTGGGGTCACGGTGTATGATTTGTTGACGCCAACAGCGGAGGGCGAGGTTGAGCCCGCGCACAAGGTGGCTGACGGTCAGTCGCTCAAGGAGGCGGTGCGCGTGTACATCGCAAAATCAGCGGCGGGCGCTACCGACGAGGAGGTCGAGCTGGCTTTCGGCCTGGCGCATCAAACGGTATCGCCGCGACGTCGCGAGCTTGTGCTTGCCGGGCTCGTCAAAGACTCGGGCGAGCGTCGAAAGACGTCATCGGGGCGCCAGGCTACCGTGTGGGTGTCGGCATGAAACTAGATATTCGAGTTCTCTGGGAGCACGGCTACGACGCTTACAGGCGGATCTATGGGCGCATACCAGACCCCGAAGAGTGGCGGGCTGTCTTTGACAGGGCGCGCACCGAAGGTGTTGAGCTGGTGCTTGCTGACGGCAGCCCGACCGAGTTCGGCCGCGCCAGGGGCGTGCAGCATTCCCCCATGATGGTTCGCGCCGCGGACGTGGCCACGCGCGCGGGACTCAGAGGCAGCGGCGATTTTGTCGATACCCTCGCCGAGACCTACGCCCGCATTCACCAGAAGATCGCAACCGCATGCGCGGTACCGCCCGCGATGCTCGGTATCGAAGACACCGACCCACGCGAAGCGCCCGCGAGCGTTCACAGCGGACTGGTCGTGCAGCATAGCCAGCGCTTGGCGTACGAGTATGGCACGCCGGTATGCGTCACCATCAGTTGCTACGACCCGACGTGGTCTGATTCAGTCTGGGCGACGCGCGAATTCGAGCACACGATGGCCACCGACGCCGATTCGACCGCGATCGCCCTGGTGGATCTCATCAATGCCAGAATGCCACACCCAACGGTCGTCGCGACGCACCCGATCGCCGACACCATCACGCTGACGTCTGAACTCGCGGGCGTGCCGTTCAAAGTCTCGTACGAGTTCGGGGCGCAGCCTTCCGAGATTTTCGAGGAACGGTTGCCGCCGGATCCCGCAGGCAAGCGCGACGTGTGCGACGTGCTTGGAGGAGCCCGCGTCGTCGCCTTCGGCACGTGGTCTGAGGGCGACGTCAGCGCGTGCCTGTCGCAGTTCGGGGAGGTCGAGTTTCTTGGCTCCGAGATCGGTAGGTACGAGAACGATTGCCTTGCAAGCGGGTGGCTGGTAAAGCGCGGCCCACTGTTCGATGCTCGAGTCGAGCACGTGGGTGGTCGTGGGTGGTCGGTCTGGCTTTACGGAACCGAGACGAGCGAAAAGCTACCGCTGCGGTATGAGTCGCCAAGCGCCGCGATGACAGCCGCGCTCGCGCTGTGGCGCGCGTGGGTTGCCGAGAGCGACCCTGAAGCCCCGCAGCCGCGCCAGGAGGCCACAGCGCTACGCCTTCTGCGTGCGCGCGCAGTCCCAACCCGGTACCTCGGCACCGCAGACGTGAGCAAAACGCCATGAGCGATACGCGATTCATCACCATGCACGGGGTCGGCCCGAACGTGCGCGGGGCGCTCGTACTGAACATCGCCGAGATCGAGCACGTCGAGTTCTACGTTGAGCACCGCGTCGAGGACTTCGTCGCGAACGACATCAACGCCGACCTGACGATTGAAATCTGGGGCGGGTTCGGCATGCGCAACGAAACCATTTACGGGTTTCTCGGTGAGATCGAGGGCACCGCCGAGGAGGCTGAGGCCGAGGCGCAAGCGCGCGGGCCCGGACTGTTCCGCATGCTCGTCGAGGAAAGCTGGAGCTGGCGACGATGAGCGACGACCGCGAAGTGTACCTCGGAAACGGCCTCTGGAGCCCATCAGGCGACGCGGAGATGGCGCGGATCGCCGACCAGACGTACTGGCAGCTACTCGCGGCGATGGCCTCCGCGAAGGAGAAGTGAGATGGGCGGAAAGAAAAAGTCAGTGAAGCGCGGACGGAGGCAGATCACCAAAACAGGCGACACCGCCCGCGCGATCGTCAATCGCCACAACAAGGCCATCGACGACTACAACCACCTCGCGAAGCGCACGCAACAGCTCGTGGAGTTCAGCGGCCAGCTTCAGGCGCTCGTCATCACGATGGCCAACAGGCTCGATGAGCTGCGCGAATACCTCGTGAGCCTTCAAAAGCCCGACCCCGACCTGACGCCCGAACAGCTTCTACGTGGCTTCGCCGAAGCGATCGCCGAGGGCATCGACGTAATCGACGAGTGCCTCGACCCTCTCGTTGCCGAGCGCTGCGAGTCGTGCAAGGCGTATTGCGAAGGTGCGCTGTTCTGTTCTGTCGAGGGCTGCAATCACAAGCTCTGCAAGACGTGCAAGGGCGAGCGCACCCAATTCAGGTGCGAAGGGTGTAGCGGCGACAGCAACGCGCCACAGGCGACCGTGGCGCTGTAGCCTATTGCGATAGGCACCCCAAACCCGCACAGCGGATGGGGAAACGGTGCCTATCTCGTTAGGCTTGGGGGTGTAGCATTTAACTAAAACGGGCGGAGCGCAGAGCTTGGCCCCATGTTGCGAGTCGGCGAAATGACGTTAGACGAACACAGGGCATTGGCGCTCAGGACGGTGCATTTCGACGGCGATAGCTGGGTCGAGTACCTGCCCCGCGCGATGGGTGCCGAGGCATGGGAGGTCATCGGGGTTGCTGCGAAGCATGCCCGCGACTGCAAGGCTCCCGCGGCTACGGTGGCGCAGTGCTCGCGCTGCATGCCAAAGCTCGTCGAAGAGATCGGCGACTTCGCTTGGATGGCGAACGTGCTCGCTCACTTCGTGGGCCCTATCGAGCCGCGGCGTTCGAGTACGACTGAACGGCAGTGGCCAGCCCTGGAGTGGGAGCTTGCTTCGCAGGCTTTCCGGCTCGTTCACTGGCCAAGCGAGCACGACCACGAAGCCAGAAGCGGCCTGGAGCTGGCTGGCGATCTTGCTCGGTTCGTGGGCGTGCCGCTGGGCGAGATTCTTTCCGAGAACATCATCAAGCTCGAGTGCCGGTTTCCCTACGCGGCGCCAGACGGCTCGCGACACCGGACCCAGGAAGGCGCCGCTGCCCACGTGGATCGGGCTGGCATCAGCTACCGTGCTGCGGAGCCGTGTGACTGCGATCTTCGAGATCGGCAATGGAACCCGAACACGGGCAAATGCGGGACGTGCCGACGCGCGTTCAGAGACTTGCGCGAGGGCAAGCGAGGGCAAGGCGGGTGACGGCCTGGGCCTGGCTCGGTATCGCCTCGATCCGCCTGTCGTCGGTGCGCATTCTGTACACCGGCGAAAAGGCATGGAAGGTGACGGGCGGCGCGTTCGGCAAGCGCGAGGCATGGCTCCCGCGCTCAGCCGTGAAGCGGGTGCAGAAGATGGCGGGCGAGCCGCTCATGGGGCTCTACGAGTTCGAGGTTGAGCCCTGGCTCGCGGAAAAGCTCGACGTGCTACCGCCCGAACTGAAAGGAGAGTGATTTTGGACGATCAGACAAGCGAATCTCGGGGTGGGCATGTCAATTTGTCCACGCTGACGGATCGGCAAAGCGAGCTGTACAGGTTCATCTACCACGCCATCGCCAAGACCGGCGTGCTGAGTGGGTGGGCCGTCGAGATCCAGGCGAGCGGGTGGGTGCTCGTCTGGCGCGACTGTGACGGCTTGTACGAAGCCCACAAAGGCGGCTATCAAGGTATGAGCGTGCCCCCGTACCACGTGGTACCCGAGGGTGCTCCGTTACCCGGTGAGTGGTTCTATGACTGAGGAGGTACAGGCGCCCGTGGTGAGTCTTTCCGAGGCTCGCGAGAAACGCTCTGACCTCAAGAGCCTGATCGCCCTCATCAACACGACGTGGCCCGACCACCTGATCCGCTCGGTGAACGCCCATATTGCCACGCTCTGCGAAGAGTCGCGCCTGTTGACGTACGAGCAGGCGTTGCGAGCTGGCTACCTGATGAACCTCAAGCAAGCTGAGTGCTGGCTTGCGCACCGTCGCGAGGCCATCGACATTCAGCGGGCGTTCGCTGAAGCCATCGACGCCCACCAAGATCAGCCCAAGCACAGACTCGATGCGGTCTTGGCCGTGGCGTTCGACCTGTCGCTCAGCGCGGCATCAAAATGGCGACGCCAGTACGAGCAGACGGGCAAGCTCTCAGGCATGACCGCGACTCGCCGGGGTGGAAGTACTGGCGCGCTCGCAAGCGAAAGACGTAGCCTTGTTGACACCAACAACCCGAGTCGCTACCCTGTGAACAGGCCCGATGACCAGGCCACGACGGAGAACGAAAATGGACATGACGAAAATCAACAGCGGCCTGTTGCGAGCGCGCGACGAACTGATGGACGAAGCGCTCGCGCTCGACGCCATCGATCTGCGCGGGCGCAACGACGGGCTGACCGTTCGGACACCCGAAGCTGCCCACGCGAAGAGCATGTTGCTGCACCTCGTGCGCCGCGGCATCGCCGCACGAGGTGGTAGCGACGTCGGTATCTGTCGCGCTCTGCGAGTGCTCGACGAGGAGCTAGACGCGTTCGATCGCGCCGACGAAATACCCGCCGTGCGGGCGATGCTCGACGAGATCGAAGCCGTGCTCGGTTCGACGGCGGCGGGCGATGACGTTATGCCTCTGACGACAACACGAACGCCAGGCATGGGCCGCGAGGAGGTAGTAGCGATGGGAAAGAACGGGGTGGGCCCAACGGTCACCTTCGGGGCGGCGAAGGGTGCAGTGCTCGAGCCCGCGTTTTCGCTCGACGCAGCCGACGCGGTGGCCCTGGTCGAGCTGCTCGACGGGCTCTATGGGATGCCTGACGCGGTCGAGCCGTGCGGGTTGCCGTACCTGCAACAGCGCGTCATGGTGGCGCTCAACCGCACGGGCGAAGCGCGGACGGGAACGGGTGAGCCCATCGAGAACCCTGCGCAAGCTTTCCGAGGTGCCCTCGAAATGCTGCAGCAGCTCGTGGCTTCCTGCATCGAGACTGATTCGGTGTTGCTGTGGGGCTGAGGCTCGCCATGCGTGAGGGCGACACGCTCACGCTCATCAGCGGCGAGACGAAACGCACCTTCGCGCTCGTCAAAGCGCGGGCTCGTGACGTCGAGTTCTCAGAACAGGGCGAGCGCTACCGCCTCTGTATCGCTCGCGGCACGCTGTCGCAGGTTCGCCGCATGCCCGACGTAAGGATCCGTGTGCTTGGCTGTCGTGCGGGCTGGTGCTCGCTCGACATCGAGGCGCCGCGGGCCATCACCATAGAGAACTCGAAATGAGCGATCCGATTCAAGAGGGCGACCGTGTGCGTGTCGTCGTGCCGTGCACACCGCATCGCCTCATGCTCGGAAACGAGGAGGTTGCGCCGCAACCTCCTCGTTTCCGAGCATACGGCCAACGACTTTCACATCAAAGGGTGTGTGCGGCTGGAGCGGGCGGCCAGGGAGCGAGACGCGATGGCGGCCATCATCCGCCGAATCACGGGGGTCGACGTCGACGCTGGAGAGGCCTGCGACGCCTGCCGACGGGGTTGGGAATGAGGCTCATGTCCTTCGACGCACACTTCGTTTATGCGAAGTTCGAACCGCGCGACATGTGGGTCGGTGTCTACTGGAACCGTTGGCGAGGGCTCGATCGTCACTGGCTGTCGGTCTACGTGTGCCCCGTTCCGACGCTCGTTGTTCGCGTCGACTTCAGGAAGGTGGCGCCATGAGGCTCATGAGCTTCGCAGCCACGACCGCCCAGATGCGGGCCCGCGCGAAGACCGTGACGCGCCGGCTCGACTCGAAGGGCTACTGGCTCCGTGTCCTCGCGCCGGGAACGCTGGTGTGTGCCGTCGAGAAGGGACAGGGCATCCCGAAGGGCGAGCAGATCCAGCGAATCGGCGTCATCGAGATCGTGGAGGTCAGACGGGAGGCGCTGTTTCGGGTCTCTCCCTACGGCCATTGGATACCTCCGCGGGGTGAACTCTCTGCGCGCGAAACCGCGGCAGAGGGGTTTCCTGAACTCTCTGCGCGATGGAACGAATTCGTGGATGTCTTTTGCGAGGTCAACGGCATTGAGCCGAAACCGTGGGCACCGTCAGAGGTCACCCGCATCGAGTTCAGGCACAGGCCTGAGCTGACGGTGTGCTGTGGTGCGAAGGCGGTTCCTGAGGTTGGCGGGTCCGGGTGCGCCGGTGGAGGACCGGAGCCGCTGGAGGACGTCGACATCACCGCCGAAGAGGCGCTCGACTACGACTGGACCTGCTCGAAGTGCGGGGAGTGGGTATGAGCCAGATCGACCTCCTCGGCATTCATCGCGGAGTCATCCGCCTCGATTGTCCGCACTGCGGCGATGCCGACTCGCTCCCGTTTATCCGAGAGCGAAGGCTCGCGACTCTGTGTGAGTCGTGCGGGGCGGTCGATGTCGTCGAGGAAGCCTGCGAACGAAATCTCCGAGAGCCAGACTCTGAGGAGTGGACTCGCGCGCGCGAGCTCCGCGCCGAAGCGCATCTGACCATCTCCGTTGCTATCGACCGCTACAAGCCAAGCCTCGTCGTGGGCGCGTTCTCGGGCGGCCACGATTCCCTCGTATCCACTCACGTCAGCAGCGGCCACCCCGCGTTCGCAGGCGCGCTCCACATCAACACGGGTATCGGGATCGAGCGAACGCGCACGTTCGTCAGAGCCACCTCCTGGTATTTCGGGTGGGAGCTCTTCGAGCGGGAGGCGACCGCGTTTGTTCGCGCCGACGGGACTCCGGACCCGCAGGTCTACGAGGATCTCGTTCTCGAGTACGGGTTCCCGGGCCCGGCTCACCATCGCAAGATGTACGACCGGCTCAAAGGCCGAGCGTTGTCCCAGTTCATTCAGGAGCGAAAGACACACCGTCGGGACAAGATCCTGATTTGCAGCGGCCTTCGGCAACAGGAGTCGCAGCGGCGGATGGGCTACGACGAACCAATCAACGTCGACGGCTCCGTGGTGTGGGTGAACCCTTGCTTCTCGTGGAGCAAGCGCGATTGCAACGCGTACATGTCGAACTGGATCATGCCGGAGAACCTCGTCGTCCGGCTCCTGTGCATGTCAGGGGAATGCCTCTGCGGTGCGTTCGCGAAGAAGGGCGAGATCGATGTAATCGAGGCGTGCTTCCCGGAGGAGGGCGCACGCCTCCGAGCGCTTGAGGCCCGTGTCAAGGCGGCAGGTTTCCCGTGGGGATGGGATGAACGCCCGCCCGTTTCCTGGTTGGCGCATCGCCGAGGAGAGGGATTCCTGCCTGGCATCGAGCCTCAGTGGCTCTGCGCCTCCTGCCAGTTCAAGCACGGCAACGAGGAGGTCGCATGAGTCGCTGCGAGTGGGACCCGGCGAACGACCGACACGCGCTCATCCTCGGAGACAAGTACGAGGGATGCGCGAATCAGGCGACGACGTGCGTGGGGGCGGATGGGCAATGGCACCTGTGCGACGACTGCGCGGCTCTCTCAAGGTTCAAGCGCTTTCGGACGCGCAAGCCTCTGCGGAGGCGTTCATGAGCGCGACCTACTCGGAGCCCTAGATCCAGAGCCATCGCCCTGGAGAGATCCGCGTCAAGCCGTGGGCCGAGCGCCGCAAGGGCGCCGACACCGCACCGAACGCGACCCCTGACGCCGACTGAGACTACCCCGTTAGGCAAACGCCCGTTTCCTCGGGCTACTCAATTGACACGCGGATCGTGCACCCGAATAGTTGCGACCGAACCCCCAGGCGGTCGGTCGGTACAACGTGCGGCATTTTCGGCTAGATTTCGGCGAACTTACGAAGCAACCCCATCGCACGGGTGAGGGCTTCATGTTCGCTGAGGGCTTCGCCACCCGCTCGGGTGTCTTCGAGTACGTGATGGCAGACGGCACCGTCAGCCGTGAGCTGCGCCCGCCCGATGAAGTCTCGCGCGCCGACAGCCTCGAGACGCTCGGGCGAAAGCCAATCACGCTCGGGCACCCGCCAGAACTCGTGACCCCAGACAACGCCGGTGAGTACCAGATCGGCACAGTCGGCGACTCGATCTCCTGGGAGCAGGACGGCGCAAACGGGTTCGTTCGCATCACCGCGGCCATTCACCGCGGCGACGGGCTCGAGGGGATTCGTAAGGGCGCGAAGCAACTCTCCGCTGGCTACTACGTCGACATTGACGAGACGGCAGGCGAGTACGCTGGCGAGCGCTACGATTGCGTTCAGCGAAACATCAAGTACAACCACGTCGCCTTTGTCGAGCGGGGTCGGGCTGGCGCTCAGGTTCGCGCCCGCGTCGACAGCGCCGACGTATCGGTCGGCGTTATGAGGATCGACTTGGGCCAGGTGCCCACGGAACCGAAAAGGAAAACCATGGCAAGCATCGAACTCAACGGGGTGCGCTTCGACGACGTGGAGCCCTCGCTCGCAACCGCCGTCCGCGTCACCCTCGACTCCGCGGCAAAGACTGCGCTCGAAGCCACGGCGAAGGCCGACAAGCTCCAGGGCGAACTCGACGCCACCAAGGTCGCGCTCGACGCCAAAGACGCCGAACTCGCGAAGCTCCGGCAGAGCGGCGGATCCCTCGCGTGGTTCAACGAGCGGCAGAAGCTCGTCGCCGCCGCGGGCCGGTTCGACATCGCGGCCGACGAGATCGCGAAGCTCGAAAACCTCGACCTCAAGCGGAAGATCGCAGGGGCCTGGCTCAAGCGCGACGTTTCGCAAGCGTCGGCTGACTACCTCGCCGCGTGCTTCGACCGCATCGAGATGGAGCTTGCGAACCCCGCACCGCCCCAGACCTCGCACGTCGACGCCTTCGCGGCGCAGATCGTGCCCGCCACCGCAGCCGCCGCACAGCCGGTCGCCGCGGGCAACGGGGCCGAGGGCCGCGACGACGAGGCCATCAAGGCCGAGGTGGAGATGAACTCACAGCTTCAGAACCAGTGGATCGGCGCGGCCGAGTAAACCAGCGCACCGGGCACAGCCCCAAAGGGAGACGATCAGATGGGCATTCAAACGGTAGTCCGCACACGCATGTATCCCATGCGACTCGGCGAGCTGGTGAAGACCTCAGCGAAGGGCATCACCGAGCCTTTCGTCAACGACGCGCCACGCGCGGCACAGGTGGCAACGTACACCGTGTCGGGCGTTGTCGACTCGACGGTGTACACCCTCCAGATCGACGGCGTGGCGATCTCGATCACCAGTGACGCAACCGCGACTGACCAGGAGATCAACGACGCCCTGGTTGCGGCCATCAACGCGGAGCCGCTCGTCAACGGGCGCGTGATCGCGGTTGGCACCGCGGCGACGACCTTCACCGTGACGGCTCGTTACGGCGGGGTCGCGTTCGTGGCCACCGAGAGCGACGCAAACCTGACGCTCGCGCAGACGACGGCGAACGACGAGGCCGACCCCGTGCCGTTCGGGCGCGCGGTCGTCAAGGCAGGGCTCGGGACGGGTCCGGCCAACTCGGGGCTCGCAACCAAGCGGCTCGGGCGCCTGGCTTCTGCTACGGCGCTCACGGCTCAGGTCGACGAGCTGGACCTGACGTATGACGCCGCCGTGTCGGCGCTCATCACCATCAGGTACTACGACCCGACGATCGGCGATTGGGTGACGCGCGAATTCGAGCACACGATGGCCACCGACGCCGATACGAGCATCATCGCGCTCGCGGGGCTCATCAACGGCCAGATGCCGGCAAGCACGGTCATTGCGACGCACCCGACCGCCGACACCCTCACACTGACGGCCGAGGTGGCGGGCGTACCGTTCGAGGTCTCGTACGGGTTCGGCACGGGCGAAGACACGGGCGTATGGGTGCACACGACCAATCGCACGGCGTACACCGACGTAACCAAGGCGCTCGCGGGCGTCGCGATCTTCGAGTACGACGTCGAGACCACCGATGATGGTGGCCTGCTCGACGCCGGCACCACGCAGTACGAAAAGAACAGCGTGATGTCGGTCGCCCGCGTCGACAGCGACGTGTGCGTCTACGCCGAGGCGGCCGTCACCGAAGACGATCCGGTGTTCGTGCGCCTCGTGGCCTCCGGTGCTCTCGACAAGCTCGGGGCGTTCACGCCGACGCCGGGAGCAGGCGTCGTTCGCGTTCCCAATTGGGAATGGGTGCGACAGTCACAAGACAACCTCGCAGTGCTACGAGTTCAGCGCTAAGCGCTCACGCCTCAAGGAGTCTCGCATGTTTCTCGATCACGTAACGATGGCGCGCTTGGACCTGCTCGCGCGGCACCACGTCTTGCGCAACCCGAACATGCGGGCTGACGCTATTCTGACGCCCGGAACCGGGCTGTGGTTCAGCCGGCAGCTCGAAAGCATCGTGCCGACCGTCTACCGCACGAAGACGCCACCCCGAAACGGGTTGCGCCTGTTCGGGCTCGACCCCACCACGGCGGGCGAGGGGCACAAGTCGTACACGCACCGCATGTACGAGTCACTCGGCAAGGCGTCGTGGATCAACAACTACGGCGACAGCCTCAACCGCGTCAGCGTCGCGGGCAAGGAGCTGAACCGCCCGATCAAGACCTTCGGTTCGGCGTACTCGTACACCATCGAAGACATCATGGCGGCGCGCCTCACAAGCATGCCGCTCGATGCCGAGCTGGCGCGCGCGTGCCGCATCGCGAACGAAGAGTTTCTGAACGACGTGCTGTGGTTCGGCGATCACGAAGTGGGGATCTGGGGCGTGCTCTCGCACCCCTTCATTCCGCGCCTCGTGCTCGCGGAGCCGCTCACGGCAGCGGCCAGCTCCAGCGACGCGATCATTGCGACGGTCAACGAGTTCTTGAACTCGATCGACGAGGTGACGGAGACCACCGCGATGGCGGGCGTTCTGTTGTTGCCGCCCGCGGCGTACGACTACATCGCCGACACGCCGCGTAGCGCGACGACCGACACGACGATTCTCGAATTCCTCATCAAGAAGCGATCCGATGCCGGCATGCCGCTGCGCGTCGAGAAGGTGTGGGAGCTGGCTGGCGCCGGTACGGGCGGCGTTGACGTGATCATCGCGTACCCGATGGACGGACGGGTCGTGAAGCACGTCGTTCCGATCCCCTTCCGGCAGCTTCCCGTGCAGGAGGTCAACCTCGAGTACGTCATCAACTGTATCTCGAAGTCGGGTGGGTTCTACACCCCCTACCCGCTCGAAATGGCGATCGGCGAACTTCCCGCCTGATAGCCGGGGCTGATGCCCCGAAGTGAGGGCCGGGCGCTCGATACGAACGACCCCCCACGTGCCGGCACCGTCCGGGCCTCACTTCGCGGCATCAACGCGAATCACCGGAGACCACCATGGCACAGAAACCCAAAGCGCCGATTGCCGATGGCAAGGGCCTGATCATCGAGAGCAGCATGTCAGCGCCGTTGCGCATCGACATGCGCCAGCGCGACAAGGCGACCGGCAAGCTGATCAGCGACCCCAAGCGGGTGTGGCTCGACATCTTTCCAGGGCACAACGTCGTCGACGCGGCCGAGTGGGCTCGCGCACGAGACCTCGTGCCCATTCAGAAGCGGGTCGAAGACGGCACGCTCCGAGAGCGCGGCGTCGCGACGGGGTAAGACGTGGCCACAAGCCTGGAGCTGTTCCGCGACCGCTTCCCTGAGTTCACCGCGCAGTCTGATGCACTCGTCACCACGAAGATTGCGCAGGCCGCGGCACGAATGGACGCCACCGCTTGGGGCACGCTGTACACCGAAGCCGCCCTGTTTCTCGCGGCGCACTTGTTGGAACTGACAAGGCGCGCACAAGCCTCGGGTGCTGTGGCCGCAGCGGGCGCCATTACGTCTATGACGACGGGCCGCGTCTCGGTGAGCTACGGGTCGACGGGCGGTGGGTCTGGCAGCTCGGGCGGAACCCTCGACGCCACCCCGTATGGGCTCGAGTATCAGGAGCTACTTCGTATCAGCCCCAACCCCGGGGTGATGGTGGTCAAAGGAACTGAATGAGACGCGCCCGACAGAGCACCGATACCAAGCACCGCTACCGCGTGGTCGGTGAGCCCCTGAACGTCACAGGCGAAGACCTCGACCCTGGCGCCCTCGTGTGGTTGCCCAAGCACCTTGGCGATGCGCTCGCGCGCTCGAGACGCTGCGAACCTGCGCCCGTCACCAAGGCCGAGGTTGCCGCATCGTCGGAAACGCCAGCCGAGGCGCACGCAGCGGGCCCCGTTTCGCGCGAGAGCGATTCCACGTCTGAGGGTGAGGCCGACGAAGAGAACGGCGCCCGCTGGCTTCTGAGTGCTTCTGAGCGCGCGAGCCTGAGTGACATGGAGCGGTACGAGGCTCAATTCGAACGCCGAGGCGACCTCGAACTCATGTCGGCAGCCAAGCTGCGCGACGTCGCGCGGGAGCTTGGGCTCAAGGCGTCTGGCGCAAAGAGGGCGCTCGTAGAACGGATCATCGAGGCCGAGACCAAGGGAGGCGACTGATGGAAGAGTACGAGATCGAGTTGTACGAGCCCATGACCATTGCTGGGCGCAAGCGCCCCGCGGGGTGGAAAGGCATCGTCACCAAGAGTTACGTCACCCTCATGCGCAAGGCTGGCGCAGGCATCGTGCTGCGCCACGTGCCAAGGGAGGAGGCGAAGCAACTGCGCCAGGCGGCCAAAAAGGCGCGCACCGACCGCGAGAAGGCGATCGCCGAAAGCGAGAAGGCAAAGGCCAAGGCCGCCGCCGAGGCAGCGAAGGAGAAGAAGCCGTGAAGCTCAAGCCCAAAGGCGGTGTGACGGTGCGCGATCGTGGGTACGATCGCATGCGCCGCTCCATGCTCGATCTGGGCAACGAAGAGGTTCAGGTGGGCATCTTTCCCGAGTCGGGCGAGCACGTGCTCAACAAGGCTATCTGGAACGAGTTCGGAACCGTCAACGCGCCGGCTCGCCCGTTTGCAACGACCGCGTTCGTCGTGCACAAAGACGAGCTGATCGACTTCACGCAGCGCCAAGTCGGGTTGGCGCTCGACGGAAAGAAGAGCGTCAATGACGCACTCAACGCCATCGGCATCAAGGGGCAGGCAATCATGCGAAAGCGGATCGTCGAGATCGACACGCCGCCCAACGCGCCGAGCACCATCGCCAAGAAGGGCAGCTCAAACCCCCTCATCGACTCCGACGAAATGCTGCGCGAGGTGAATTACAAGCTGGTGGCGAAGTGATCTTGTTTCCAGAAGCCGGCACCCTGCACCGCTTCACAGGCTACACGGCCGACGCTGACGGCATCGTCACGGGCAAGGCGGGCGAGACCACCGAGGCGATCGCGGGGAGCTTTCAGCCCGCTACGCAGCGTCAGATCCCTGAAGACCTGATGGGCGAGGGCATCGAAAAGATGCTCTACATCGACACGACGCTGTACACCGAGCCCCGCCCGCTCGACGAAGCCAACGAGCTGCCCGCCGACGAGGTCACTTTTGGGGGCCAGCGGTACCGCGTCGTGAAGGTCGAGGCGTACACCACCGGCCACATTCACGCCGAAGTCTACCTGACGAGGCGGCTGTAATGCTCGACAACGAATCGACACGCCTCGTGTTCCGCATCATCAAGGGCTGGCTCGCGCTCGTATCGGCGCTCGAGGTCAAGCCGATGCGCGGCCTGAACGTGCGAGGTCCGCTGTCGTTCATCGGCGTTCGAATCCCTCAGCGCCAGCTCCGCGCGCAGCCCTTCGACGAAAAGCTCCTGCAGGCTGACGGCTCCGTCATCATTCGCGGCGCGCGGACGGCGGTAGTTCAGCTCTGGGGCTACGGCGACGACGGCGCAGCACTCATTGACGAGCTGGAGATCACCCGCGCTCGCGATGACGTCGACGGCTACCTGTTCGCGCAGAACCTCACGGTCGACGACATGGGCGCCGCGCTCGAAGTGAACCAGCAATACGAGGGCGAGTGGGAGACGCGCGTGTTTCGAGAGCTGCGCGTCGGTTTCATCGAAGAGCGCACCCTGGCGGCAGGCACGGGGCCTGTTGCTGCGATGGTGAGCTTCGAACTCACGCTTCAGGGTGACGACGGCCTAGATCCGGTGCCCGCCGACCTCGTAGTCTCTGGCGACGGGTTCGACTTCGGCTTTGCTGACGAGGCATTCGCATGACGGCCCGAACCAAAGCCGAGTTGCTCGACCTGTACCCCGACAATCAGACGGGGGCGATCGGGCCCGAAGATCTGCGCGACGGGGTCGATACCTATCTCGGCTGCTACGGCATGATCTCTGGTACCGCAGAGGCGCAGGCCGGGGTCACGACCGCCGCCGTCAAGGCCGAAGCGTTCGATGATGTCGGGCCCGAAGACAACGCTACAGGCGACAGTGCCGACGACTCGATCACGCTCGACATCGCGGGTACGTACGAGCTGCGCGCGCAGTTCACGGGCACAGGGCCCGCCGATACGGGGTGGTTCTACGACCTGGCGCTCGATGGCGTTGGGCTTGGGCTCGTGCAATCAGCAGTCACGGATGGCGCGGGGAATTCGCACCATGTATCGTTGGGCGCGATCGCGGTAGTGACGGCAGGGCAAAAGGTAACAGTGCTCGTGAATTCGAGCGAAGCCGGTGGCGCCAACATCACGTGGGCCACCGCGGTACTAACCGCACGAAAGGTAGGCTAGATCATGGTCACAACCCACGACCCCAACGTCACAGTAGCGGTAACCCTCGACAGCCCGCCCGCCGCGGGCCCTGAGTTTCAGGTGCCGTTGCTCGCGGTACCGCTCGCGACCAACAGCCTCGACGGCGATCGCGTTCGTTCCTACGCTGAATCGGCCGATGTCACCGACGACGAAACGGCGGGGTTCATCAGCGCCACGACGGCCGCGCAGCTCTCCGCTGCGCTGTCGCAATCGAACCGTCCGCGCCCACCCATCGTCAAAGCCGGGTATGTCGACCTCGTGGGCGGCGAGACGTACGCAACCGCACTCGCTCTGATCCGCGCGGCCGACCCCGGTTTCTACGGCTACGCGATTCAGGAACACACAGACGGCGCGATCGCCGAAGCGGTGGGCGTCGCGATCGAGGCCGAGGGTGAGGCGCTCTTCATGTTCCAGTCGGACAGCGCCGATTGGCTCACTTCGGGCGTTCCCGCCGCTTACGCCGACCTCGTGGATCTCGAGCGTTGCGCAGGCGTCTATCACGACGTGACCACCGCGGCTCTCGACTTCGCGGCGCTGGGCGCGGGCCTGCAAGACCCAGACAGCTTCAGCGCGCCGTGGACGATGAACGTGGGCGGTGTCGCGGCCTACACAACGCCGTTGACGACAGGGCAACGGTTGCTCGCCATCGCGAACGACATCAACGTATTCGGCGAGTTCGGCGAGTCGAGCACGTGGCTAGACGCGGGCGTCAACATGGCGGGCCGCACGCTGCGCGTGAACATCATGAAAGACTGGCTGCGCGCCAGGCTTCGTGAGCGCACGTATTCGTACATCATCACGAAGTCGAACCAGCTTCAGGCTGTGGGCGTCACGCCGGGGCATCAGGTCGACGTCGGCGGTATCCTCAAGCAACTGATCGAAGAGGGCTCCGCGAAAGGCCACTTCGTGCGAGGCGAGGTCACATACCCGGCAAACACGGCGACCGACCTCATCTTGCGACGCGTCAGGGTTCAGGGCTCGATCGATTATCTCGTCGACGGGCGGATCGTGAGCTTCACCGTCGACCTTACCGCAGGAGCGTAAGCATGGCCTTCAAAGCTGGTTACTACACACTCGGGGCCGTGGAGGTCGCCATCGCCTGCCCTCTTCTGGTGAGCGCGGCAGCCTTCGTGAGCATCGGGCGAGCGTGGGGCGATGACGGCGGGTTCGAACTCGAGTTTGCCGAAGACGACGGCGATTTCATCATGGGCGCGGGTGGCTTCCCGAGCTACGTGGGGAACGAGAACGACCTTGCGTACCTCAACCTGACGCTCACGCCGACGTCACAGGCATACCGCCTGCTCGGTCAAATGTACCTCGATTGGAAGCGCAAGACGCGAGCGCTTGCGCAGTTCTTGCCAATCTCGGTGAACATGCTCGACCGAGCGAACCTCGACGCCCTCACGGAGCCCGCCGCGGGGTTCATCAGCGGGAGTCTGCCGTCCAAGATGAAATCGAAGTCCGATCAGGTCTTCCGGCTCGGCTTGCCGAACGCCAAAGACCAGATCATTCGCGGGGCCGGACTGCTCGTAGGCGTGTAAGGCCCGCAACAACCCTCGCTCAGCAACCGGAGAGACGATGAGCGCTGACTACCCGATGCCCTCGCCGCATCACCTACAGGAGCACACGGAAACGTTCGAGCTGGCTGACGCAGCCGGCAACGTGCACCTGTATCGCCTGACGTATCACCCGCCCAAAAGGGCTTTGCCCTTGTGCCTGCGCCTCTCGAAGGCTGGGGGCGCAGCCCTTTCGAGTCTCGTCGAGAACAACCTGGCAGTGCTCGTGAAGAGCTACCTGAACGGCGGCGAGGAGGGGGTCGACTTCGAAGAGCGGCTCAAGGAGATCATGATGGGTGCCGTGTTGAACGGCACAGGGGAGGTCAAGCTCGACGCCATGGCGCTGATAGAGGGCATTTTCGACGTGCTCATTGCGTGCGAAGAGGACGGTCTGCTCTCTGACCTGTTCGCCCTGACGCTGCGCGACGGCTGCGAACTGAAGGCCGAGGGCCACTTCAACCGGGCCTACATGGCGAACTACGCCGAGCTTCGGAGCGCAATGGTGCGCATCGTTCAGCTCAACGGGTTCCTCGATTTTTTGTTCTCTGGGCTGAGCAAGGGGTTAAGCAAGAGGGTGAGCCTGACGCCCCCCGCGACCCGCACTCAGCCTATCTCCGAGGGACACCCATCGCCCGAGGGCTCACTTACCGGGTCGCCCTGACGGGCCTCTTTCACGTCGACCCCGTGACGATTGAACGCACGTGGTCGATCGGGCATATCGCCTCTGCCCTTCGCTTCGCCGAATGGCGACTCGCCGCTGACGAGGCTTACCAGGCCGAGTTGACGGCAAGGTTTAAGAACCATGGCTGACGTACTTCGCGAATTCCTGGTCAGGCTCGGGCTCGACGTCGACGAAAAGACGTGGAAGGCCGCCGACCAGCTCGTTGGAAAGCTCGCCAAGGGGCTCGCCAAGGGGCTCGCGGTCGCGTTCAGTGCTGTCGCTGGGGTCGCCACGGGCGCGGCGGTAGCGCTCGGGCGGTGGGTGACGCAGATCGCAGGCGCCGCCGATGACGCAGCCAAGGCCGCTCAACAAATCGGGCTCACAACAGAAGAGGTGCAGGAACTGACGTACGCCGCGAACCTCGCGGGCGCCGAGATGAGCGACATCAAGACCTCTTTCCGGCGGCTCGGAAAGAACGCCTATGACGTGGCGACCAAAGGCACGGGGCCAGCGGCCGACGCATTCAAGAAGCTTGGGGTGAATGCGAAAGACTCGAAGGGCGAGATCCGCGGCCAGATGGAGCTTTTCGAGGAGATCGCCGACAAGCTCGCCAAGACGGAAAACGAGACGCTCAAGGTAGCGCTCGCAAACGACCTGTTTGGGCGGTCTGGCGCGAAGCTGCTACCTCTGCTCAACGAGGGCGCCGAAGGGCTTCGCGCCCTACGCGAAGAGGCTCGGGAGCTTGGCTTCGTGCTCAGCTCCGAAGACGCCGCCGCAATGGAGCAGTTCAACGACGACCTCGAACGCCTCAAGCGCTCATGGGCCGGGTTCAAGACACAGATCGTTGTAGCGCTCATGCCAGCGCTGCAAGGGCTCGTCAATCGTTCGCTCGATTGGCTCAAGGCAAACCGAGCCCTGATCAGATCGCGTATCGAGGCGTGGATCGAAAAGGTGCGGAAGATCGCACGCCGGCTGCGGCTCGAGTTCATCGAACTCGACAAGATCGTAAAGGAGAAGTTCGGCGGCTGGGAGCCCGTGCTGCGCGCGATCGCGTCGGTGTTCGTGGCGGGTGGCCTGCTCGCTGGCTTTTTCAAGCTTCGCGCGACGTTGCTTCTGATCGTGCCCGTTGCCAAAACGCTGATGGCCATTGGTGCGATCGCGTTCATCAAGATCATTGCGATCGTCGCGATCGTAACAGCGCTCGCCCTCGGTATCGACGACCTCATTACCGGGCTCCAGGGCGGCGAGAGCTATACCAAAGACTTCCTCGACGCATGGCGCGGCCAGGAGGGTATCTTCGGAAGCATCGCGCGCGGGCTCGAGTCGACGTGGGAGCTTGCGAAGTCAGTCGCGAACTTCCTGAGTACGGCTGTTCCGCTGGCGTTCAACGTCATTTGGACGATCGCGGGGCCCATCATCGACAAGCTGGTCGAGGGCGTCACGATGATTGCCGGGCTCATTGCTGACTTTCTCGGCGTCGAACTCGATGAAACGGCCCTCAAGTTCGAGAATTGGGCCGACACCCTCGACGCGATCACGGCAGCGCTCAAGGTGGGCGAGGGTGCGATCATGGGGTGGGCCGGCACCGTCCGCGACTCTGTGCAGGGCGTGATTGATCGCGTGCAAGTCCTGGTCGACAAGATCCGGTCCCTGCCCCTTGGTAAGCTCGCCCTCGAAGGCAGCCGGGCGGCGAACGCCGCAAGTGTTGCCGGGCTGTTCCCGGCGCTCGGGCAGCTCGCCCTTACGCAGTCGGCGCAGCGGGCTACCAATCTCGTGTTCGGCGACACGAACGTCTCGACTCAGGTCGCACAAAGCGGCGCGACGGCCGATCAGATCGCCAGCGCGAACGCTCGGGAAGTCACGAAGGCGCAGCGCAAGAACCTGCAACTCGCGTACGCTCGGATCGAAGGCGGGGAGCGGTAACCATGGCGGTGCAAATCGGCGAACTGACGATCACGCGCGAAGACGGCTCGTTCATCGTGCTCGATGTCGTCGAGAGCGCGAGCTTTCAGAACACCGTGATTCTGCCGCGCCACCCCGTCGACCCAGGCGCGGGCCCTGGCACGCTGCGAACGGTGAACGACTCTGCGGTCAAGGAGCCGCTCGACTTCACCGTACAGGTGCGTGTGAGCGCGCTTGCGCCCGTGGGTGCGATTGCAGACCCGCGGCGCGAGGAGGCAGCGGCCGACTTCCTCGAGTCGATTGTGGGCGAGTACGTGACGGTACAGCTACCACGCCGACGCCCGATCACAGACTGCCAGCTCGCGGCGTGGCCGACCGAACTGACCCGCTCGCTGTCGACGCCGTTTAGTCTCACGTTCAGCCGCACGGGCTTTGCCGGGCGCACTACAACCCTGTTGCCTCGCATCGTCTCGCGCGCAAAGCCAGACCTTCCGCCTGACGAAGACATCGGAGAGCAGCCTACCCGCGTCGTGCCCGCGGAGAAGGCGGCACCCGTGCAAAAGTCGATGCTCAAGCGCGCGGGCAAGTACATTGGCGAAAACCTTCCCTCGGGTTCGTGATGATTGCGATCTCAACACCGAACGAGCACCCGCGCACGATTCAGACGGTGCAGCTCGACGGCGCGGTCTACCGCCTGCGCCTTTACTGGCTCAACCGGCTCGGTGGCTGGTACGTCGACCTTCTGACGCTTGCCGAGGTGCCGATCATTTCGGGACGCCGTATCTCTCCGGGCGGTATCCCGTTCCCTCGCGGCGCCATTGGTGCGCCGCGAGGGATCTTTTTCGTCACGGGCTCCGACGACCCCTACCAGCAATCAGACCTCGGAAGTGCGGTGGAGCTGTACTACCTGAGTGAAGACGAGTACGCGGCGCTCCTGCAAGCCGCCGCCGACGAACTAGAAGCCGAGTTCAGCGTGAGGCTTCTGTGAGCGAACGGCTACACGGCCGAAAGGTGGTATTCGACGTCGGGCAGCCTGGCGAGCTTGCCACCTCGATCACGGGGCTGCCCATCGTGTTCGACATCGCATTCAAGCTCGATGGCAAGCCCAACGCGGGCCAGATTGCCATCAAGGGCGCAGCGCGCGACCTGTACGGCGCAGCGCAGCGAAAGGGCGCAGTCGTGCGCCTGTTGGCCGGGTACACGACGCCAAAGCTCATCTTTGTCGGCAACCCGATTCCCAAGGTCGGCGCGAGGTACTACCACGACGGGGGATCGCGGACGCTCGACATTCAGGCTCTCGATGCCGGGAACAGATACGCCGTGTCGTACCTCGATCTCTCGCTCGACGGGCCAACGACAGGGCTCGAGATCATGCGGGCGGCGGCAACGCAGCTCGCCATACCGCTCGGGCCTTTGCCGGCTGAGCTTGCGACACTGACGTTCGGGAACGGGTTTCACGCAAGCGGCAAGGTCGACCGCGTGCTCGATCGGCTGGGTCTGATGGCTGGCTTTGCGGCAACGACGCGTGACGGCGCGTTGCTGGCGATTCCAAATGATGGTGATTCGGGCGAGGTGGCACCCGTACTCAGCACCGAGAGCGGCAACCTTCTGAACCTGCAACTCCAGAAAGACGGCACGATCGAATACAGGGCACTGCTCGACGGCTCGATCAGGCCAGGGCGTCGCGTCGTATTCGAGCACCCCGATTTCAGCGGCGTCGCGAAGGCGCGCGATACCCGCTTCTACGGTGACCCCGGCTGGGATACCCCGTTCTACACCGAGGGCACAGCCCGGAGGGTGGGCTGAGTGGCTGACGACGACTTCGACGCCCCCGACTTCGACGACGTTGCGATCTTGGCAGCTCGCGGCGTGGTGGCCGAAATGCACACGAGCTTTCCGGCGCGCATCATCAAGTACGATCGCGCGAGCTTCACCGCCTCGATCCAGCCGGTGCTTCGGGGGCGGCGCTGGGATCCCGTTGAGCGCGCATACGTCACCTATCTGCCGAAGCCCGTGCACGGCGTTCGCGTGGTGCAGCACCTCACAGACGCGGGCGGGCTCGTGCTGCCCTACAAGCAAGGTGATTACGTCTGGTGTGAGTGCGCCGAGCGCTCGCTCGCAGAATGGCGCGCGAGTGGTGGCGATGACGTGACACCGGCCGACCCCGTCCGATTCGATCTGAGCGATGCGGTTGTCACCGGCCCGATCCGCGCCGCGGCCGACGCACCGCCCGCCGACTCGACGCACGATGACAACCCGGTGCTCTCGGGCGACCCTGTGCTGCTAGGCGACGCCACGGCGACCGATGATGTAGCACTGGCGCCGACGACCAAGAGCCACCTTGACAGCATCGTTGTTGAACTCAACAAAATCATCTTGTACGTGAACGGCATTGCGCCAGGAACCGCAGTGCTCATACCCGTTCCGCTCGCGGCGATTGCCGCTACCAAAGTCAAGGCGAAGTGAGATACTAGGGCATCATGTACGATCTCGAACTGAACGCCGATGGCTCCTGCCCCCTGTACCCTCGATTGTTTCGAGGTGCTCGCAAGATCGCGCAGTCGGTCAAGATCGCGTGCAAGACGCACGCGGGCGAATGGCTGCCAGATCGAACGAAGGGAATGGCGTTCACCACGTGGATCGAACAGCTCTGGCGCGACTTGCAGAGCATCGGCGGAACGATCAGGGCGGAGCTTGCCGAGGTGCAGGGCGTCTCGAGCGTGACGGAGTTCTCGATCAGGCAGGTCGGCCGAGAGATCCTCGTGACGGCCTCGCTCCTTACCGACGACGGCGAGCAGTTCGGCGTGCAGGTCGAGTTCGCGGCGGGCCCGCAAGGGAACATGATTCCGCTCGTTTACACGAGCTTCGACTCCAAGAGGTTCCTGGGATGACCCGTCACGGCCGCCGCGCAACCGCCTTCCCCATCGTTCACAAGCCCGACGAAGTGGTCGTGACGTTCGAGGTCGGCCCAGATCACGTGCGGTCGGTGCGCATTCCAAATGACGTCTATCAGGCCGCACAGCGTGTCGCGCGCGCAGTAGCAATGGGGCTCAAGCATGGCGATTGACTTCGGGCTCACAACGGCGGGCTTCGTGACCCCGCGATCGGCCGACTGGCTCGAGATCATTCGCGACGAATTCGAGGCCGAGGTGGGCGTTGAAGTCGACTGGTCGCGACAGACTGTGCTTGGCCCCTGGTCGCTCGTCATTGCCAGACGTCTCGGCAGCCTCTCCGAAACGGTGGCTGCGCTGCGCGACAGTCGCTCCGTCAACAACGCGACGGGCGCGCAGCTCGACGACCTGGCTCAACTCAGCCTCACAGAGCGCGAAGGCGCCACCCGCTCGGAGGTCAACCTCACGCTGACGTCAACGGCTGCGATCGCGGCACCCGTGTTCATCGAAGAGGCGTCGCTGTTCTCGGGCGGCGGCGAAGACGGGCGGGCCAGGTGGCGGACGCTTGAAGCCGTGTTCGTGCCAGCCACGGGCGGTAACGTCGTCGTCGCGGCTGAGGCTGTCGACGAGGGCGCGGTCGCTGCGGCCATCGGCGAGATCACCAAGATCCTTTCCCCTGTCGAGGGCCTCGCGTCGTGCACGAACGCCGCCGCGGCCGTGCTCGGTAAAGACGACGAGTCGCACGCGAGCCTGAGACGTCGCATACCGGAGGCCCCGTACCGCGCCGGGCGTGGTGGCCCGAAGTCGCTCCGAGAGCGCGTGCGCGAGCTGGCGAGCATCGAAACCTGCTCGGTGCTCGAAAACGACTCTGGCTCTGAGGCCACGATCTCGGGCTACGTGATGGAGGCGCATTCGGTCGCGGTGTTCGTGCACCCAGACACCATCACGACCGAGGAGCAAGAGGAGCTGGCCTCGGTCTTGTTCGACGCGAAGGCGACAGGAATCAAAATGCTCGGCACAGAAGAGGCCGAGATCACGGTGGCTGACGTGGTCATCACCGTCCGTTGGAACTACGCAACGACGGTGGCCTACACCCTCGCGTTCGACGTCGGGCTCTTCGAAGGGTTCGCGCTCGCTGACGTCGAAACGGCCCTTCAAGAACTCGGCGCAGACTACTTCTCCGACCTCGTGCCTGGCGACGATCTACTGATGCTCGACGTAGCCCACCGCGCAAAGCAAAACGTGCCAGGCATCAAGAGCCTGGTCGTGAAGTTCAACGGCGCCGCGGCCGACGTCACCATCACAGCAACCCAGCTCGCAACCCTGAACGGCACGCCGACCGTTACTATCGTGTGAGGCCATGAGCGCCACGCAGAGCCATCGAAAGCGAAACGGGTATCAAGGTGGCGTCGGTAGTCTTCGTCGGCCGTCTGGGTGCCAATGCTTCGACGAGGCGGCGTGAGTAGCGTCGACCTCATCACGCTCGAGCCAGACCACGAAGCTCTTGCGCTGCGCGATTTCTATTCGCAGTTCCGGCACGACCCCGTAATGCGCGCATTCTTCGTAGCGTGCTGTCGGGCGTTCCAGATTTTCGAAGAGATGGTGGTCAACCTCATCGTCTCGACGGGGTTGCACTTCGCGACGGGCGAGGAGCTTGAGTTCTGGGGTGAGCTTGTCGGCGAAGCGCGCGGCGCCCTCTTCGACGACGAGTATCGCCTCATCATTTTGGGGCGCATCGCCGCGCGCCAGTCGCAGGGCTCGCCACCCGAGCTGATCGCCTTGTTCGAGGCGATCACCGAAAGCCTGCAAGTGAGGTTGTGGGAGAGCTACCCGGCGGGCTTCGTGCTCGAAACGCAGCGGGAGGCTGCGATGCGCGACGAGTACCGAACGCGGGTGCGCCTCGTGATGCAAGATGCGAAAAAAGCCGGGGTTGGTATGCTGCTCGTCGAGAGCATCGTGGGCGCCTCGATTGAGTACGACGACGCGCCGGGGTATGACGAAGGCGAGTGGTCGGAGATAATCTGATGGTCATCAATCGGCGGCCGCACTGGCCATCAATTCTAGCCGGTGTGCTCGTCGGCCTGGTGGTTCTTGGAGTTCAGGGAGGTCTCAAGGTGGCAATAAAACCGACGACAGACAGCGTAGATTGGGCCAGTTCGGCGGCGGCGGGCCGCGTTGCCACGGAAGCTGAGATCGACGTCATTCGGAACGCGGGCTGGGGCGTTCGCGCAAAGCCCCCGTCGTCTATCATCAACAAGTTCTGGCGGGCGGTGGGGCTGTGGTTCTCGTGGATGTCTCGAAGCTCGGGCTACTACTCTGCGGCGCAGTCGGCGCTTGGCGGCGACTTCCCCGTCACCGCGAACGATACCCTCCTCACCGGCCTGGGCGGCCTGACGGCTCCTGGCTCAGCCGCCTCCATCGTATCGATCCCCGTTGGCGAGGGCATCGTTGCGATCGACCACGACGGGGTGTTTCTGATCGCGCTGGAGCAAGGCGACGGTGCGGGAGTCGAGGCAAAGGTCTGGCTGCACGACCCGAGCTTCACGCAGGCGACGACCAGTTTCGATGTCGGCGACTTCGCGACATTCAGCGCGGTTGTCGCAAACGGCACGCGGATCGCTGTGTCGCGATCCACAGGCGAGGTCGACGTCTACGAGTACGACGGCACGCTTGACTTCAGCTTCGACAGAAACGCCACGACAACCGCGCTCGCCATCGACAATACGAGGGTGTACGCGTGCGGCGCGGCGGGCACATCGACGCCCGACGGCGTAGACGCTCGCGAGGTGCAGGCATACAACCTCGCCGACGGTTCGTGGGCATGGGATCTCGACGTGGCCCACGGCGCAGGCTCGCTGCACGCCATCGTCTCCGATGGCACATGGGTCTATGCGGGTGGTGTGGCCGGCACAACGGGCGAGCACCTCATCAGCATCCTCGCGTCGTCAGGCGCCAAAGCGACGGAAGTCACGATTGCCGCGATCACCGCGCGTTGCATCGCCCTCGGGCCCGATCGGCTGTTCGTGCTCGACACGACGAACCTTCACGAGTTCTCGCTCAGCGACTCGCACGTGGGCCGGCTCGCGGCATCGGCGGCCTCGTTCGTGGCATCGGGCGGAACGGCCATCTCCGTCGACGACCGATACGTCTGGGTATCGTCCACCTCGACGCTCCGATCATACCCCTACAGTGCCGGTCTCCGAGATACCGTCTTCGGACCGAAGGGCGACTTCGACTCCTCGGTGTGTGTGACATCGGGGCAATACGTCTACTCGCTAGTAAACGACCCGCCCAACGACCCACTGAAACAGGTGGCGACGGGGCGACAGCCGGGCGTCTGGCGATACACCGGCGACAACCCAGCAAATTTCCACTGGTTTCGCCGTAGATTTGTGCCGGGAGAATGAAATGAGCGACAAGGCCCTGTTTGAAACCGCGAACCTGCTCGGGCAGCTCATCATCGCGCGACGCCCCGAATGGGTTGCGGTGGAGCTGCTCGATGACGGTGCGCTCGCGGCGCCAGTCTCGCTCAAGGGTGCGCCCACCTCGGCAAACTCGGGGCACCTGCTCGACAACAGCCCCAAGACGCGGGTGGTCGTCGACCTGCGCGAAGACGAAGCCAGGTACGGCTTCAGGGTCCGCGTGACGACGGTCGACGTTGCGGCCACCTACACCGTCACGATCGACGGGCTCGCCCACGACTACGCAGCGGGCGCAGGCGATGACGAGGAGGCGATCCTCACCGGCCTGAGCGACGTCATCAACGACGGGGTATCGCTCGGCTCGTTGACGCTGACGATGGTCGATGCGAACCCCGATACCGTGACGCGATCGGCTGGCGACTTCACCGCCGCGCCCGTCGTGAGCGAGGGCTCGCAGATCATCTTGGCGAACGCTGCGGGGCTGAACGACGGTGCGATCTTTACCGCGCACGCCAGTACGGCGCCGACCGCCACGATCTTTACGTGCATTCCGAGCGATGCCGTGGTTGCCGAGGCAGGGGTTGCCTACACCGTCACGACGCGGCGCCAGGTGACGGCGACGGTCGAGAGCCGCACGTTTCGAGGCGCAACCGTTTTCACCCTCGTGATCTCCGTGCGCCATGCCCTCGATCAATCAGACGTATGGGGCGCGCTGTCGACACGGGAAAAGTACGTGAAGCTTCCCGAGCTGGCGGGGCAAACTACGGTGCCGACGATCGCGGTAGCCGCAGACGGCACGGGCGCACTGGAGTACGACAAAGACGCGACGACGTGCGACCTCTTCATGCACGTGACTGCTCGGGGCAAGAACCCTCCCTCGGGCTGGCGCTGCCCGAACGAGCTGCGGTTTACGGCGCTCGACTTCCGAGGGTTTGACGAGCGCATTTCCACCGCGGGCTGCACGCGCGCCGACATCGAGATCGCCAGCGCCGACGGCATCGTTGCACGCGCCTACCTGGGCTACGCGATTCAGGAAGACGCCTCTTGAAATGACGTTCCGCAACATCAGCGCGCAGCGTGAGGGGGCTTTGCGCAACGCGGCGTTCATCTATCCGCCAAACCTGTCGGCTGAAGACGAGCCCGAACCCGAACCCGAACCCACCGAGTTCGGCGTAATCCTCCAACTAGAGTGGCAAGTCTCGCTCAAGGCCACGCGCATCGCAGGGATCCACGCCGCTTCGCGTGTCGATCCCGACGACGTATCGGGCGGTTGCATTGTGCTGTATGGCAACCCAGCCGCCCTAAACACAGGCGCCGCGTTTCGTGTGGACGCTGACGGCGCGCTCGAATGGACGTGGACGATCTTGTCGAGCCCGAACGCCAATGATGGGTTCATGTCCTCCGACGCCGACGCGTCGGGTGTCTACGCCTGGTATCAGGGCGCAATCCCGAGCACCACAAGCGTGCGCGTAGTACACATCGATGCCGCCACGGGCGACACCGTTCGTCGGACGGCCGATTTTGCTGGAGCGGGTTCCAGCAATCATGCGCTCGCGCTCTCGCCCTTTGGCATCTATCAGACCATTGGCGGTAGCGGGGTTGCAAATCGGCGTGTGGCAAAGTTCGCGAAAGACTTTGCGGACCTAGATCCACACGAATGGATCACCAACGTTGTCCAAGACGGCCTAACACTCGCGCCCGGAGACATACAGCAGGTTGGCGTCGATCCGAGCGGCGAGGGCGGCCCGTTCGTGCGCCACGACGAAGCCCACGACAGCCTGTACGCCTACGATCGAGACGTCGGCGACGGAGCCGACCCCGCCTATTTGTGGAAATACACGCCGGGCGTAACACTTGCCAGCGGGGACGGCTACACGGTCGTCTCGCCTGACGGGGGGCGGGTCTACTGGTATCCAGCTGGCACCTTCACGGGCGCCGGTGTCATATATTGCATCGACATGGCGACGGGGCTGGAGTTGTGGCAGATCAACCTGCAAGCGGCCGGGAATCTGGCCACGGCGGTAGGACGTGTTTGTGCCATGCGCTGCGATCGATTCGGGGAGCTGTACGTTCTCGTCGGCCGCGGCGGAGGTGCTCACGACATCGTGCTGTTTCGTATTCACCCAGACGGGAACGTTGTCTGGGTGTCAAACGGCAGCCTGCCGATGCCAGGCGCGATCGGAATCGTCGAGAACGTCTCGAACCGCAACGGGTGGAATCGGCTGGACATCGGATACGACGGCGACATCTACCTGACGGCAGACCGGCTAGATGGCATGTTCGCGCGCATCACGCAACACGTAGACCCGCCGCCGCCAGATCTCTCCGACGTTCCGCTCGCGCTCGGGCAAGCGGAGGCATGGGTCGGCTCGGGGATGAGGGGCGCTACCGGAGCCAAAGTCGCCGATCAGGCGCAGGTGCAGCAGTGGCGCCCACACGGAAGCCGTCACTCGATGGTGCGGACGAGGTCGATCGGCACCTCGACCACACACCCGAAGTATGTTGAGGCCGACAACGCCGTTGAATTTCTTGACGCGCAAAACGCATGGCTCTACCTCGGCGATGACATCTTGCAGAACGTCGAGGGCCATACCTTCGCGTGGGTCGTGCGGAACGATCAAGCCACCACCGGCACACCGACCGACAACATGTTTCTGGCGCACACGGGTACGGCGACAAGCGCAGCGCCCAACCCTCGCGCAAGCGTGATGATGTCGTCGGACCAGATCCGAATCAGCGGCCGACGCCTTGACGCCGATGTAACGGTGTTCGCCACGGCCACGGGCTCACCCTTGCCCGCTGGGTTCTGCGTGCTTTTCGCGCGGTGGGATTGGGCTAACCGCGAAGCCAGTCTGTGGGTTGACGGCGCACAAGTTTGTCAAACGCTTGTGCTCGGCTCCTCGGCGGGAGCAACATCGGACACGCGTAGCCGCATGATCGGCGTGGGTGGCGGCATTGTCAGCACCGGTACCGATTGGCAGGGCGCGATCAAGTGCATGTATCGTTGGAACACGGCACTTTCAGACGGCGACATCGCGGCCCATTCGGCGGCGATCGCGGCGGAGTACGGGCTATGATCTTCAAGATTCAGAAGGTTGAGCACCCTCTCCCAAAGCGGCCGCTCTCGCCTGTGGGCGAGGCTACATACGACGATGGCGATAGTCCCGTGGAAGTGCTGCCGGAAGGCGAGGCGGAAGCGCTGAACTACTCCTCTGGCGTCTGGCGCGTGTGGCGCACCGAGGAACCCGAGCCGTGGTCGACGATCGACACCGAGTACCACGACCTCGACGCCGCAGATCCGCGCCTTGAGCGCGTCTGGGGGGCCGCGCAACCCGTAGAGGCAGCCGTCACTGCGTTGGTTCACGCCGGGCGCGAGTTTCGCATTGGCCAAACGGGCGCCCGGTGGGAAGTCCACGTCACGCCCCGGCCCGAGCAGTGGCCAACAGGGCCGCAACGCGTGGAGATTCTGGGCCACTGGCAAGTCACGCTTGCGCACGACCCCGAGGCGCACCGGGAGTTGATTGCGAGCCTCAGAGCGCAAGCGGCGAAGATTGAGACGTGCGCGACGTGTCGACCCGAGGAGCCCAAGAGCCCGCGCCTGGCCGAACTGTCGCAGGTGGCGGACGTAGCTCGATCCGAGGTTTCGGACTGGCGCCGGTATCTGGTTGCGCTTCAAAGGCACCGTTGCGTATGCCCCGCACCGCCACCAAAAACCGAGCCGCTCGCCGCTCCCGTTGCGAAACCGACGCGCCAGCCCGAGCCCTCGGCCGAGCAGCTCGCGGAGATCGTGCTGGCTGCGCTCGCCTCGACTTCGGCGACGGTGCAGTCTAACGCGTGTAAGGCTATCGGCGCGGGAACGCCACCAACGCCAGCAAAGCGACGCGACGCTCTCACGAAGTGGTTGAGGCGCTACAATCAAAGCCTGAAAGCAACGCCTAAGCGGCGTGGAGGGTTTCTGTGAAACGACTCGAACAAGGCGACAAAGGCCCCGAAGTCGAGCGCCTGCAACTTCTGCTCAACGGGCACCGCTCGCAACCGTTGCTCGTTGACGGGCACTTCGGCGCAAAGACGCTCGCCGCCGTGCTCGAGTTTCAGGAAGGCGCAGACATCCTCGTTGACGGCATCGTGGGCTCGGTGACGTGGGCGGCGCTCGGAATCGCGCCGGAGCCTGTAGAGGTCCATCGTGTCGGCGGCCGGCTCGGCTGGGCACAGATCGATTGCGACAAGCACGGCGAAGGCTACGACCGCACCTCGCTGCGCGAAGACGTGGCGAAGCACTTCACCGCAATGCGCGACGAAGCGCACGAAGAGGGCGCTGTCGTCACCAGCTCGGGCGGAAAGCGGGTGCTGAGTTCGGGCGGCGGAAAGGCGCAATCGACCAAGAGCCTGCACTACGTGGGCCTCGCTCACGATCTGTTCGTGTACTCCGGCATGGTCGACCCCGAAACCGACCCCTACGTCATCGTGCGTGATGGTACGCGACACTGGCGTGTGTTTGCTCGCTGCGCTGACGACAAGGGCATGCCCATGACGCTCGACGGCTGCGTTCACAAGACGCAGAAGACGAAGAAGGTCAAAGGTCACTTCATCGACTTCACCGCGCTGATGGAAAAGCACGGCTTCGCGCGCATTGGCCAGCGCGCAGGCTACCCGAAAATCTACGGCTGCGCCGAGTGGTGGCACTTCCAATACACCGCTCATCTCGTGGCGGGGGTCACGACGTTCGGCTCCGAGCTGCTCAAGCTCTACACGATCTCGCAGGTGAAAGACTCGAAGCCCTGGCAGTTCCGCGGCGCCATCTGGCAACAAGACTGGTTCTGATGCTACGGTCGTGTCGGGCGGGCGGTGCCCCTGGTGAAGTGGTCGCGGCTGAGGCGCAGCGATGGACCGGGTTCAGTTCCGATAATTGACGCACGAAATCTCGGTTAGGCGTCAGCCCCGAAAGGGGTGCGGAAGGCGAGTCACCGCCCGCCTTTGCCGTTCAGTGGTGCACACGTGTTCAGTGGAAAAAATAGTTGGCCGAGCAACCTGAGCCCCGCATAGAAAGCCACGCAAACGCAGTACCTCGGATTTGACAGGGCGCCGCGCCAGTAACCACGCCACTTTCCGAGGTCGCCCAAAGTCGAATGCGGGGGAGCGCCTATACCCGATCTCGCAAACCCGCACAGAATGCGGGGCTCCGATGGCGACCGGCGGAGAGGCGAAGATCGCCATGCCCCAATACGAGCGCTTATGTTGGTTCCAACAAGCGCGAGCGGCCCGTAGAATCGTTCTCAGGGCCTATCGAAATAGGCGCGGTGTTCAGTGGTGCGATCCGGGCTAGACGCTCGATTGCGGGGGCGCTACGGTTTGGGTCTAACCAGAGGGATACACCATGAGCAAAGGTAACGCTTTCGAAACAGACATCCTGAAGCTCATCCTTCAGAACGTCGCGCTTGCTGGAATCGGCGACGCTGGAGGACTTCAGCCGTCAGCCGCGGCCGGCGTTCTCTGGCTCGGTCTGCACACCGCAGATCCCGGCGAGGGCGGCTCCCAGAACACGACCGAAGCGACATACACCAGCTACGGTCGAGTCTCCGTGGCGCGCTCGGCAGGCGGATGGGACGTGGCAAACGGCGTCGGCTCCAACGCGGCGCCAGTTACGTTTCCCACCGCGACGGGAGGGTCAGATACCCTCACGCACTTCTCGGTCGGGACCGACGAGACGGGCCCCGGCTATGTCGTCTACTCCGGGGCGTTGGACGACCCCCTCGCAGTGTCGCTCAACATTACGCCGAACTTCGATACCGGGCTCCTTCAGATCACTGAGGACTAATGTCGGCGGAAAACATCCCGCCTGATGCGATCCTCGACGTCGTCGGGTGCAGCGGCCAGGTGGGTTGGATCGACGAGTCGCCCGACTCGCCAGACACCGCGCTTGTGTCTGCCGACGACAACAACACGAGCATCGAGCTACACTGCTCCTTCGGCACGCCTTCTGGGAACCCAACGGTAGGCGCAGGACTACAAACGCTGCGCGCGTTCGTTCGCCAGTGGGACGAGGGCCAATCGGGTACGCCGGTGGCGCGAATCGAGCTGTGGGAGGGCGGGGCCCTCGTGCGTGCGGGCAGTGACACGAACGTTCTCGACGGTGGAACGCTCCTGACGTTCGCGTGGAACGCGAACGAACTTGCGACAGCGGACGGTAGCGCGGTCGAGATCAAGATGATCGGCACCAAGACCGGCGGCGGTCCCGCAGCTCGAAACACCGTCAACGTCGACGCGATCGAGTGGGCCGCCGAGGTTTCGGCCGCCGCCAGCGAGATCACCGGGACCACCTCGGGCACGGCCACCGTTACCGGTGCGCTGGCTGGCGCTGGCGCTCTCACGGGAACGTCGATCGGCGCTGCGACCGCCACGGCATCGCTGGCGGGAGATGGCTCACTCGCGGGAACATCGATCGGGACGACCTCCACCGTCACAGGGGCACTGACGGGTTCCGGGGAGATTTCTGGCGCATCGTCAGGCTCCGCGACGGCAACCGCGACGGCAACAGGCACGGGCGAGATCTCCGGCACGGCTCCCGCCGCAGCGACAGTCGCAGGCGCACTCAGCGGCACAGGCGAGATCGCAGGAACCTCTGCCGGGGCGGCAACGGCCACTGGCGCACTGGCTGGAAATGGCGAGATGTCCGCGGCGTCCGCAGGCAGCTCAACAGTCACCGGCGACCTTACAGATGCGCCCGCCGCTGGGGAGATCTCCGGCACGGCCTCGGGAGGTTCGACGGTCACCGCCTCGATTGCGGGCGTGGGCGAGCTGTCTGGAGCGTCCTCGGGCACGGCCACCGTTACCGGTGCCCTGGCTGGCACCGGCGAGATTTCCGGCACGGCGCCCGGATCCTCGACTGTCGCCGCCTCGCTCAATGGAACCGGCGAGAGCGCCGGAACTTCTGCGGGCTCGAGCACTGCGTCAGCTTCGTTGATTGGCGAGGGAGCCATCGAGGCGACGGCCGCCGGTTCGTCGGCAGCGTCGGGCAGCCTGAATGGAACCGGCGAGATCGCAGGTACGTCGGTCGGCTCAGCAACGGTTACCGGAGATCTAGCAGACCTCTCTTCCGGCGAACTCTCGGGCGCGGCTTCGGGCACCACAGCGGTTACGGGGTTGCTAACAGGCACGGGAGAAATCTCGGGCACAACTTCCGGCACAGCAACAGTTACGGGGGCCTTGACTGACTATTCTGGAACGCCCCCTGGGTCGCCTCGAAAGCTCGACCACCGATACCTTTTCGGGTCATATGGACCGCTCTACCGATAGACTCTATGCTCTCGGCTACTCGCAGCATCCGCCGGAAAACAAATGTACGGAACCCCACGACGCGAGAGCACTATGACTCAAGCAATTTCGGGCGCCCTGGCTCCTCAGACGATCACAGTAGACGCTACGGCGATAGTGCTTCCCGCGAGCACCCACCCGAACGTCGAGGTTTATTACATCTTTACGCTCGCCGACGACGACGACGTTGAGCTTACGCGGAGCGCCACGGAGACAGCCCTGATCCCCATCGTCGGCGCCAAGAACGGCGGCTCTGGCGAGCGCAACTCTCAAATTGAAGGCCCGTTCAGGCTCGGGTCGGCAAACCTCCCAAGGTTCGTTCACCTCGGCTCCGCGAGCACGATTCGCGTCACCGTCTTGATGGCTGAGTAGGGCATGCCGAGCTTTGCCGAAATCTGGTCCGCGCTGCACGAGCCCCTGATCTGGGGCATGCACGCAATCAACCTGCTCGTGTTGCTCGCGGTCGGAGTCGGATGGTCGGCGACCGTCTGGGGTATCACCGAGGGCGTGAAGGGGCGGCTTCGGTGGCAGAAGCCCTACACCCATCGGCAGCATCACGCGCTTGCGTGGGCGCCCATCCTCGTGAGCGGTTTGCTCTCGATCGGCGCGTTCCCGGCGACTCTTTCCGGGCTCAGCATCGAACTTGGCCCGATCTGGGTTAGGTTCGTCGGCGACGAGATCGACGCAAGCGCGATCGTCTCTTTCGGGGTAGGAGTCGTCGGTGGCTTTGGTGCCAAGGGCGCACACGATTTGCTCCGCAAGGGCTGGCGCTTGTTCTGGGCCTGGCTGAATCGGCGGGCGGGCGGAAACGACTGAGGGTCAGAAGAATGGCGGCGCAGGCGCGGAGCAGGGTAGTGGACACGACGTACTGGCAGCTACTCGCGGCGACGATCGCAAGCCTTTTCACCGGCGGCGCCATCGCAGCGCTCGTGAAAGGGCGAGCCGACCGCGACGTCGCCGAGATCAACGACGAAGGCATGACGGAAAGGGCCCAGATTGGTGCCGACAACTCCGAGCGGATCAGTGTGATCACGACGCTGGCGGCTCGGGTGACGGTGCTTGAAGAGTCTCTCAAGGTCACCAGCGGCGAGCTGCACGCCCTCGTCAGTGAGAACGCCGAATTGCGCGCCCAAAACACCATCCTGCGCGAGCAAAACGTAATGTTGCGGCGCGCGATCGAGCAGACCGAGGCGGAACGCGACAGACACGCCGCAGAGGTTCGCACGCTGCGCGAGGCGATCCAGGGCCCGATCAGTGACGCGATGGAGGTCTTGGAATCGTCATCGGAGCCCGACGATGGCTGACATCACAGAAGCCATCATCGTGGGCTGTCTTCTGGGCGCCCTGGCGCTCATGGTCGGGCTTGACGTGGCCTTGAATGGCTCGAAGCTCACGAAGCGGTTCTGGGGCGTTTTGGTGGGCGCTGGCGCTGTTCTCATGCTGTGGGTCGGCGTGATGCTTGGAAGGCCGAGGCGACTCGGCGACGTCGACGACACGCCGCCCGAGCCGCTTCGGCGCCCTGACGCAGTGCCACTGCCAAAGATGAGCGAGGAAGGTCCGCGCCTCGACGACAAAGCGCTTGTGGAACATCACAAGCACGTTGCCGAGGCAGCCGAGAAACACGACGTCGAGCCCAAGGTGGTCGACAACCTCGCCGACCTCGCAAAGCGCAGACGCAACAGGTAGGCCCAGGAGGGCGCGCGAATGAAAAGACGAACCCCAATGGCCATCGGCTTGCTCCTGTGGCTGTGTGTGGCGCTGAGTGCGTCAGGCAGTGCAACCGCGCAAGACTGCGACGCGCCAAACGTCTGCGTTCCACCCGGCGATCTCGACGCCATCAACGCGACCGCAGACGCCATCAACGCCGCGGCTGACGTGGTGTGCAACGACGCGCTGACGGAGGCCGGGCTCGTGCCTGGCTATCGAGCGGCGGCCCTCGAATCGGAGGCCGGCCTGCAGCGGTGTTACGCGCGCCTCGAAGACTGCCAGGCCGAGGCCGCGGACGGAGAGGTTAGTTGGCAGGTGCCCTTGTGGCTGAGCGTCGGGTTGCGGACGGTGGCGACTGGAGCCACGTCAGTCGCGGCAGCGTCGCTCGTGGCAGGGCTGCCGATGGAAGTGTCAGTGGGGTTTCTGGTCGGCGGCGTCGGGGCCTTCGTCGTCGACCTTGTGCTCACCATCGTTACACGCTGATTCCTGCCTGAACCCAAAGACGGGGTCCATGCGCTGAGCTGGCCACCATGCAGGCTTATTCAGCCGAAGTCGAAGCGCGGCGTAGACCTCACCCCAATCGGTTGTTCGCGTACGAATGCGCTCTTTCGGGCGGTCGTAGTACGTGACAACCCAGACCACCGGCAGGTCGAAGAGGTCGAGCTGGCTCATTCGTCGCCGCGCGTCGAGCTGTAAGGGCGTGGCTCCGTGTCGGCGCGAACGTACAGCGGGTGGCGCGGCGATCCCCCCTTCGTCAACCCAAGGCACACAGGTTCGGCAAGCATGCCCGCAACATCACGCACCCTCTCCGGCTTTGCATGAACGCCCCAGGCACAGACGACGCGATCGGCGGACCCCGTTGGGGCCTTCAACGATGACCACATACGTCGGAACACGCAGACCCCGGCCGTGATCAGTTCGCGCGGGTTGGTTGCTCGCCACGCGTAGAGATTCAAGATGACGAGGGCGCCAAAACCCCAGCGCCTTGAGAAGTCGATGCACCGATACGAGCTTACACGTGCGTGGTCTGACGGCCCCATTGTCGCATGGGTGATGCAGCGGGCAGGCTGGGTCGTTCAACCCCTTTTCCCTGTCACAGCAACAGTCGCCGCAGATCGGGCACCAGCTCGCCGCGATGCCTGTACAGGCTTCAGCCCACCTTGCTTTGTCCTCGGCAGTTGCCCGCCAGACCTTCGGCGTCGGAACGCTCTGCACGTCTTCGCGCCAGTCGCGGCCGAAGGTCGCCTCCCATACCTCGCCCCACGAAGCCATCAGCTCGGATCCTTGTGCGGTGGCGAGCACGCAAGGCAAGACCCATCTGGCTCGTCATGGCCGCACGCAGGGCAGTGGCGCCACGATCCGCGCGCGGGCACCTCGTCAGCGCACTTGCAGTTGTCGAGCAGGTACGCGCAGGCGACACAGCACTCCCCAAGGTGACAGATGGCGTAGTCGCGGCGCCATTCGATCTTGACCTGTTGGCCCACCTCAGCCTTTCCGTTCGTCTCGTAGACTTCGATCAGGAAGTTGCCCGCGAGCCCGCGAGCAGCGGCGATCTTGTCGGCTTGTTCACGAGCGTAGCTCCGCGAGCCATGGCACGACTTCACCCAATCGCCCTCCACGACGACGAACGAGCAGCCGTAATCTGGGAGTCGTCTTCTGGTCGCCATCAACGCGGCTCCTCGTGCGTCTCGTTCTTGCCGAGAACGCCCTGTTTCATGCGCTCGATCGAGCGACGCTGAAGCCAGTGCATGGCCTCCTCGAGCTTCGTGATGGCCAGGGCATTTTCCCGGCAGGCGTAGGGGCCCGATTGAAAGCCTCGAAGCCGGTCGATCACAACAGCAATGACAGCTTCGTTGGTGACGCCCGGCAAGCTCCCCCGCTCGTCTCGTGGCCCGTGCTGGAACTGGAGCAGGCCCGAAATGATTGATGCGTCTTTGCCAGGGGCGTTCACGCGCAGCTCGTACCGATGGCTTGCGTTGCCAGCCATGGGGTCGCGCGCGTCGGCGAAGACCTCGATACGTTCATTGAGGGAATCAGAGGGCAGCACGTGGTCTGTGATGTCGTGCGAGTAGTCGATTGTGTCGCTCATGTTCGTTGCCTCTGGGTTGGGCCCACCCCAGCCGCCATCCACTCGACGATTCGGTCGGGCAGAAGCTCGAACTCCGGGCACCACAGGTGCAGGCAGTGAGGGTGAAGGTTCACGTAGTGCTCTTCGCGCGGGAACACCTGAAGGCACAGGCGGTCGGTGCCGATGAAGTGCTCCCGCACGAGCTGCAAATCATCGTAGGTGGGCATGCGGTCGGAACGGCTGAACGAGACGTGTAGCCACGACCGCCCGGTGTCGGGCTCCGTGTCCTGTGTCGTGATGACGAGGAGGCCGTCAGGCGATCTGAAGCGGTGTTGGAACCACGCGTGCGAGGTGCGCTCCCAGCCGGGTGGGCACCGCAGGTGCTTCGCCATGCGCTCGCCCATCAGCGGTCCTTGCGCCAGTAGTAAACGAGCCCGCTCGCTTCGCCCGCCTCGTGGTGTTCGAGGAGCTTCGCGTACTTCTCGAACGGGGTGTCAAGGTGCTTGAGCCACAGGTGCACGCCGCGCGTGCTGACGAACGCGAAGCCCTCCCACGCCCGGCGCTCTTCTCGATCGTAGCCATGGCGAAGAAGCGCCAACACGCGCTTGGGCTCGTCGCCGAACAGTTGCGTATGCACCCTGAACGCTTTGCGCCCTCCCGTCTTCGGGTTCACGATCGTTACGTCGCCGTTGTCGTGCCGCAGATCGAACCACGGGCCAGGGTCGTGCTCAGGTCCGGGGTCGCCGTCGTCTTCGGGCCAATCGGGCTCGTCGTACGGGTCGAGCGAAGGCAGGTAGTCTTCGGCTGCCATCACAGCCCCCACGCGTCAGGGTTCGTTCGCCGATCGACGATGATCGCTGCAACGTGTTGGGGGTCGAGGTTGAACACGTCGCACACGAGCTGCACCGTGACTTGTTCGGCGATCTCGCCTCGGCTTCGTAGCGTCGGCTCGTCATTCAGCGCGATCCACTCGACGAGTTGCGACAGGGTTTCGAAGGCCGGGTCGTCGAGCGCGTCGATGCGCTCGGTCGATTGCCGAAGTCGCTCGCGCTGGCTCATGTTCAGTGAAGCTGTTCGTTTGTCGCGGCCGGTCATGGCGCCACCCACTCGCCGTAGGTCTCACCGCCGTCGAGCGTCACGCGCTTGGCACCGCACCGGCAGAGCTGAACGCCCCTATCGTCGACCTCCGAGCGGTGCTCGTGCTGCCCGACAAGCGCCCTCACGCGCTCGACCAGGGGCGCCCCGAATGGCAGCTCCTCGCGGTCGTTGAGCAGGCGGTGCACCTCGTGAACCTCGGCGCAGAGCGCCTCGTACATTTCGCGATACGACTTCATGGGCCCGACGTCAGCCGGCGCGGGCTCCTCGGCTTCGCACAAGATTTGCGCGCCCTCGAACTCGGCGCGGACAACGAAGTCTCGTGCAGATTCGTACGTGTCGAATGGCCCATACATCGGCCAGACTCGGTGATTTACGTAGAAGCTCACGCGGCCTCCTTCTCGGGTGACGGCCAGGGTACCGGCTTTGGCTTCGGCGTTCATCGTGTTCTCCTTTCGGGCCCGGTCATCGGGCCTCACGCTCAGAAGGTAACACTCTCAATTGTGGTTGTCAACAAGCCGGGAACACGTACCAGTCGGGGTCGGTGGATCGAGCACGCATGATGTAGCGGGTGCCAGGGCGCAGCTTTGGCTTTGCCGGGTTGATGTAGACGTTGGAGCAATCGGCGCGGCTTCGGGCGCGCGTAGCGAGCTGCGTTGCCTCGAGCGCGTTCTTGGCTGGCATGATGACGCGGGTTGGCTCGAGCCGGCTGAGCAACACGTCGGTATAGGTGACGTAGGCTCGCGCGAAGGGGAGCTGACGCAGGCTTGTGATCAGGCGCATCTTGCGCTCGCGGAGGGCGGACTCTACACTGTGAGCCTCGACTGGTCATAGTCATGCGCTTCGGCGCCCCTTCAATGGCCCCGATAGAGTGCGTATCTTGTTCTCCGCGCTCTATTCGGGGCCTTGAAGCTTCTTGCGTACCTCTCCAGGCAAAGCCCAGCATCGTAGGCAACGGCCCCCGCGTCAACCATCGCGGTTGCGTCGTGGTTTTGCCCATGCCTATTATCGTCGGCATGACGAAGCCCGCCCGTTTCCAGGTAGCGACCCGCGTGCGCGAGCTGCGCCGCGATCAACGCCTCACGCAAGCGCAGCTTGCCGAGGCCAGCGGGCTCGATCGTCACACGGTGCAGAACATCGAAGCGGCCAAGAACTGCACCCTCGACGTGCTAGAGGCCACGGCCGAGGGCCTCGGCGTTCAACTGACTGACCTGTTCGGCGACTGAGAGCACAACCGCCGCCGCGGGCACTCAGGCCAACACAGATCACCAAGCGCGGGGCATGGCTCCTTGCAGCCGCTGCGCCGTCGTCATCTTCGGCCACTCGGCATCAGTCCGCCCGCTCTCGATGTCGACGGTGTTGCGGCAGCGTCGCTTACCCATCATCGCCTCGGCACCCGGAGCCCACGCAGATCGATCACGCCCTTTCCGCTGGCCGCCGCATGAAAGACCGGCTGGCGCCGGTCGGCCCTCGCCGTGGCGTCGCCTAGCAGTTGCTCAGCGATCAGACGTTCGACGTCGAACGGGCTCCAGGTCTCGTGAGCTTCTATTGCCCTCGCCTCGGTCGACACACCCGAGCCCGTCACGATCGACACGTACACGCGGCCTCGTGACTTGACGATGAGCAGCGACGCTTCGCCGACGAAGAGCCCCTCCTC